GAACTGTAAATGTATCTAATCTTCTTGTATGGTTTTCAGGTGATGATGCTATTGATACAGACCAAGCTTGGGCTGGAACATTAAATAACTTTATTGTAATCTGTGGTAGTGCAACTGACCATGCTTTAGAAATTGATGGACCTGAAGGTACTTTAATGGCTTCACACACATTAAGAAATGGTTCAATCAAAGGAAGTCCTGAAGCGGAATTGGGTGACTTCAGAGCTTGTCCAAGAGGAACATTCGAAAACATTTTCTTCTTTGATTTTGTTGACCCAGCAACTGCGGGTAGAGGTGACTTATCAATATCTAATCCAACAAATTCTACTTGTTCAACAGATAATTTAACTAATGGAGTTTTGACTTTCTCAAACTTACAAGTTATACTTCCTACAAATGTAACATTGAGTAGTGTTTTCAAAAATGGTACTAGTACCTTTGCTACTTCTGTTACAACTAGAACAATTGGTGCTAACAAAACTGCACTCAATTGGACTTGGGCAGAACAAGCAAATGTATTATTGGGATTCTAAGAAATTAAAATCTAAATGAGAAAGGTTCTGACCAAAAGTTAGAACCTTTTTTTATTGTCAAAATCAAAATACTAATATGGAATCACTAAAACTAAGAGTAACTCTAACCAACACAAAGGGGTGGAAAGAAACGAAAGATGTCCACCTATCACATTACCTATCTCAAAAAGAAGAAGGAAACGATGTTTTAGATAAAATCGTTGAACAACTTATTCAGGATTATGAAAGGATGGGAAAAAATATGAATGAAAATAAAATAGAAAATCAAAAATGGAGACCGTAATCAAAACTTGGGAAAAGAAAGAAAGTGTTAATCACCCTTCTCATTATGGAGGCGCTGATAATGTTTATGAAGCGATAAAGGTGATAGATGCCTGGTCATTAGGATTTGCCTTGGGTAATACTGTAAAGTATATCAGTAGGGCGGGTAAGAAAGACCAATCAAAAGAATTAGAAGACCTAAAGAAAGCTTTATGGTATCTTCAACACCACATCAATCAATTAGAGAATAAATGAATACACCAATAAAATATTTCGGGGGAAAAGGAACAATGTTTAACAATATTATAGAACACTTCCCCAACCAAAATGACTTTAACATTTATTTAGAACCATTCGGTGGTTCCTTCTCAATAGGATTGAAAAAACCTGAAACTGAAATTGAGATTTACAATGATATAGAACAAAATGTTTATTCCCTTTATAAAGTTTTGTCGGATAAAGATTTATTCGATGAGTTCAAGTTCAAATGTGATTTAACTCATTTCTCCGAAGATTTAAGGAAGGAATTCAAAGATAAGTTGAAAGGTGACTTAACCACTTTGGATAGAGCATTTTACTTTTTTTATGTAAACAGAACATCACATAATGGTGTGGGTGGAATTACAATCAGCAACATAGTAAGAAGGAAGATGAGTAAATCAACTTCAGATTTTTTGTCTGCAATTGATAGATTACCTGAATTACACGATAGATTGTCAAAAGTAATTATGTTAAACACTAATGGAATAAAGTTGATTGAAAAATATAAGGAATATCCAAATTGTTTCATTTATGCTGACCCCCCTTATGAACAATCAACCAGAACAAATGCGAGATATAAGGAAGATATGGATAGAGATGGACATATTAAGTTTCTCGATTCTGTTATTGATTCCAAAGCTAAGATATTGATTAGTGGATATGATTGTGAATTATATGATAGATTGACTGATAATGGATTTATTAAAGTTCATTTTGATGTAAAAACTGTTGATGGTAACCATAAACCTAAAACCAAAACTGAAACTCTTTGGAAGAACTATGAATAAAGTTTATTAAAAAAAGAATAAAAATTTTTAGAAATGTTTTGGTTGTAAAAATATTTTTCATACATTTGTAATTAATCCACTTGTGAAACTATTTAAAATCATTTTATATTACAATTTAAACTCCAAACTATGAATCACGATTTAACTGCAACGGCAGAATTAGAACTTTCTGAGAATCAAATTATGTCCATTCTCAACAATTTAACAAATGATAATTTTTTGATATTGTTTAATGAACAACAAATACAAAGAAATTTATCAATTACAGGTGAGGAACTTTTACATACAATTGACCATAGAGGAAAATCTAAGGTTTACGATGAAGGGGTTCTTAATTATACAACAGATTTAGATACATTTTCATTTGGAAAGTCGAATCGTAAGATTATTCAAAAAAAAGTAGATGGGATATGTAAAACAATTGAAGAATATGGTATAATTGTTCCAATTATTGTGGATAAAAAATTAGAAATTGGTGAAGGACAACATCGTGTAAAGGCACTAATGAAGTATAATGAAAATAACCCCAATAATAAAAAAGGGATTCATTTTATAGTTCGTAAAGAAATTCCGGCTAAGACAGTTAAAGTTATGAATAGAACTTTTACTAATTGGAAACCAAATGATTATTTACACTCTTATGCTGAAGATGGATTTGTTGAATATATCAAATTGAAAAATTTTGTTGAAAAAAATAAAGACTTCAGTATATACTTACTTTCAGCTATGTGTCAGAATGATTTGTCTGGTATCGATAGACATGGTGGGAAATCAAATATAAATCATAACACTGGTGAATCTAGTATGGATAAATTTGAACAAGGTCGATGGACAGTTGTTTATGACGACCCAAATTTGGAAAGAGCTCAACGATATGCAGATGATATTAGAAAGGTGACTAAAGTTTGTAATGTTAAATCTAAACATCTTTATTTTGCATTGTTGAACTTATTAATGAATGTCCCCAAATTTGATTTGAATAGATTCATAGATAAATTACAAGAAAACTATTTGTTTTATAACAAAGTTAAAATTCATAATAGAGAACAAGCATATGATTTTATCGGTGAAGTTTACAATAAAAAATTGAAAAAGTCTGAAGAGTTTTTAGTAATATTAGAATACTACAACAATAAAAGAAAAAAACCATAAATGAACAAAGTTTATTTGATTGACATTGATGGGACAATATGTGAGGATATAAGAAATGAAGAATGGTATTTATACCCATTTGCACAACACTATGAAGAAAGTAGATTAATTCTAAATAAGTGGTATGATGAGGGAAATATTATAACATTCTTTACCGCCAGAGAGAGTAAAGATAGACATATTACGGAAGATTGGTTAAGATTGAAAGGATTCAAGTTCCACGGATTGATTATGGATAAACCAAGATGTAAAGATGGTCAGGTTTATCATTGGATTGATAATAGACCTGTAAGAGCAACAACTTATAAAGGTAACTGGACTGAACTTAAACAGATTTACGCTAAAATAGAAACATTTGAATAATGGTAAAAAGATTTGTTAGATTTCCAAATGAAATGGATTTCGTTGAAATGGAAATCAATATGGATGATTTTAATATGGTTACAGAGTTTAGTGACCAAATGTTTGGATGGTATAAAGGAACTTATATTTCAATAAAGTTATAAAATTAGTGAGAGTATTAAATCTATATGCTGGTATAGGTGGAAATAGGAAATATTGGGAAAATGTTGATGTGACAGCGGTGGAATACAATGAAGAAATCGCAAATGTGTATCAACATTTTTTTCCTAATGACACAATTGTGGTTGGTGATGCCCACGAATACCTTGCCAAGAACTGGAGAAACTTTGATTTTATTTGGTCAAGTCCCCCCTGTCAAAGTCATAGTAAAGTTAGAATGATGGCAAGCAAAGGAGGAAGTTATGACTCCGTAATGCCTGATATGAAGTTATGGGCAGAAATCATTTTCTTACAAAACTTTACCAAGAACACAAACATCAAGTTTGTTGTTGAAAATGTTAAACCATATTATGAACCATTTGTCAAACCAACAATAAAGTTGGGGAGACATTTGTTTTGGACAAACATTGATATCCCCGAAATTGAAATTAAAGATGGATTGACCCATAATGAGAGGGGAAGTTCCGAGAAAGGTTATTTTGATTTGAGGGAGTTTAAGTTATCCCACAGAAAAGACCAGATAATTAGAAATTGTGTTGACCCTGATGTTGGAAAATATATTTTGGATTGTGTGGTAAAACAAATTGATATATTAACATAAATTAGTTAGATTGATAAAATGGAATTAGTAACGACTTATATTTGTAAGACCTCAGATAATGGTGTTCACGATAATATATTCGGTGGAACAATATTGGGGTTAATCGACCAAAGTGCTGGTGCTTATGCTGCACAGATATGTGATACACCAAGAATGGTGACAATCAAAATTGATGAATTGATTTTCAAGAACTCCGTTAAGGTTGGTAATATTATTAAGTTCTATGCCACAGTTAAAGAGTTTGGTACAAGTTCCGTAACTTTATATATGGAAGTTAGAAAACATAATGTTTATACTGGTCATCAAGATGTGGTGGTATCAACCAATATCAAATTTGTAAGAATTGATGAAGAAGGTAGAGCCATCCCAATCTCTGAACGAGTTAAAACAAGATACTACAACAGAATGGAACAATATGGTAAAGGACTATTAAACCCTGAAGAAAAATAATATATATGAATAAATTAGATAAAGATTATCAAGAACTCCTATTGGATATAATGACAAATGGGGTAACAAAAAATGATAGAACTGGTACAGGAACAATATCAGTATTCGGTCGCCAGATAAGACATAAAATGTCAGATGGATTTCCAGTACTAACAACCAAGAAAATGTATTTCAAGGGAATTGTGACTGAATTGATTTGGTTTTTAAGGGGTGATACAAACATCAAATACCTTGTTGATAATGATTGTCATATTTGGGATGGTGATGCTTATAAGCGGTATATTATGTTACCAAAAAAATTATCTGAAGTTGTTTCTGATGGTGAAAAATTTAATGGTAGAAATTTAACAAAAGAAGAATTCATTAACAAAATCAAAACAGATAATGAGTTTGCTAAGAAGTGGGGTGAATTGGGAAAAATATATGGAAGACAATGGCGAAGATGGACTAAAAAGAAAATGTATCTATCAACTGATGGTTCATACGAAAACATTTATGATGATGCAGACCAAACAGTTATTGACCAAATAGTAATCCTCATTAACGAACTCAAAACAAATCCAGACTCAAGACGACTAATGGTTTCAGCTTGGAATGTGGGTGAATTAGACCAAATGGTACTTCCACCTTGTCATTATGGATTTCAAGTTTATACAAGAGAATTGAGTGAAGATGAAAGAAATGAAATTAGAGATATGCAATACTTGAAGAATAACTTACATCAAGCACTAAAAGGAAGTGATACTAAAATTGATTGGGAAAATATCCCAACCAGAGCAATCTCTTTAATGTATAATGCCAGAAGCCAAGATGTACCACTCGGAACTCCATTCAATATATCTTCATACGCATTGTTGTTGGTGATATTGGGTAAAATGGTTAATATGATTCCTGATGAGTTAATTGCTAATATGGGAGATTGTCATATTTATTCAAATCAAATTGATGGAGTTAAGGAACAACTAACAAGAGAACCATATCAATTACCAACATTGAAGATTAATTCAGGTAATGAAAATTGGCATCTATTGGAATTGGATGAAGTATTGAATACATTAGACCCAAGTATAACATTCAAGTTAGAAAATTACCAATCACACCCAATCATAAAATTACCATTATCTAATTAATATGACACTAGACAATTTAAGATTGTTAATTAAAGATGTTTTTGATAATTCAACAGACATCAAAGAAATTGAAAGTTCCATATTTTCGTTAATACGATTATACGAGATGACCGATAAAACTGAATCAACTTTCATCAAAGACAGATACGACCACAAGATACCTGAAAAAGTTCCATATCATACAATATGTGGATGTAATCCAGAAAATGGTGGTAATGGTATTTGTGGTTGTACGATTGGGAGTGTTATGGAACTAATGCAAAAAAAATATGAAGGGACAATTAAATCAAATACAACAACATATTCTGATGCTTTAAGTTGCGGTTTTGGTATCTGTAATTGTACATCAGAAGACAACTATACCTATTGTTTAACTTCAACTAAAACAACAATATAATATGGAATACAGAATTGTAAAAGTTGAAACACCTCAAATAACGAAGAATTATGAGGCTAAAATAGATTTTATACCTGAAGTATACTTTGTAACAAGATATGAAATAGAAAAGAAAATATTTTTCTTTATGCCGTGGATAAACACTAATTATCAATTTATAACTCTTGAAGAGGCTACATCATATGTTGATTGGTTCAAAAGAAAAAAAATTAGAACAATTATCAAATAATGGAAAACAACATACCACCCCAAGATATGGCACAAGAGCTCTTCCATCGTTTCAATAAGGAAGGGCTTCACGATTTAATAACCACAGAAAACAATTAAATTATGGAAGAAAATTTAAAAAAACTTACTAATAATTGTAGTGTTTGTGATTCTGATAAAATCAGATATGAAACTGTAACTTTTCGCAATCTAGTTATTCAATTAATAGCTGGTAAAACCGTTATAAGTTCAACATATCAAGATATTGAATATAAGATTTGCGTTAAATGTGGTGATAGACGTACAAATTTTTTTACATATTAAAAATAAAATCATAAAAAGAGAAAGTTTTAAAGAGTTTCAAGAAAGATTGTGCTGAACAAAAACTTAATTGGAGAAGACAAATAGTTAATATTAATTAAAAACAATACATTATGAAAAATTTAGAAAGAAAAAAACTGGAAAGTTTATTAAACAGTAGAATTGATGAGGTTAATATTATACCAATTTATAAAGATGAAAATAAAACTGAAGTTGAAGAAGTTGAATGTGAAATTAAATTTAAAACAAATATTCAATATATAGAACAATTGTTGGATATTTGTAAACCCTAATAGTTTTGATACCCAATAGTTCAGAAATTTATGGTATTATTAATGAATTTTATAAAAAAAATTAGAACAATTATCAAATAATGTGTAACAAAATTAAAAAGTGGCTTGACAAAGGTGAAGGAGGACAATTTTATGAACCTTATGTAACAAATGGGGATGTTATTATATTAATGATGTTAACTATGATAGTAAGTGTTATGATAATATTGGGGTGTCTGATTGTATAGCACAACCCAGTAATATATCCAAGAACAATATCAACAAATACAACTATATAAAATGGAAAACAACATCCCACCCCAAGATATGGCACAAGAGCTCTTCCACACCTTTAATAAGGAAGGACTACACCAGATATCCTCTGTAATTAATCGTCATATTAGAAAAGAATTAATCAAGCAGTGTGTGTTGTTATCAATTAACCTTCACTTGGATGAATTATCCAAAATGCAACTAATATTCTCAGATAGAGAATTACATTACAAATATTGGGAAGAAGTTAAATTAGAAGTAAAAAAAATATAATATGGAAAAGAAACAAACAGCAGTTGAATATCTATATAAAAATTTATTAGATAATCCTTTATCAAATGAAGATGTTATATATAACATTAGAGTATTTGAAAAAGCCAAAGAAATGGAAAAGGAACAATCCACCATTACAGAAGACACCTCTGATGGATACCATACCTTCAAGGAACTCTATGAGTTTAGAAAAGTATATAATGCAACACTATTCAATGAATGGGGAAAACAAATGCAAGAATATCTAAAATGGGAAAGTGAAGATTGGCAAATACTTAATTTACCAAAGTATGATGTTCATAAAAGTTGGAGACATAATGATGGTGAATTATGTTTTGGTGGTGGATGGTTTATAGTAGTGGCAAACTTACCATCAGGACAAATCAGTAATCATTATCAAGCTCACGATTGGGATTTATTTGATATACCAGTATATGAAAAGGCCAAATATCCTTTTGATGGGCATACCTCAAAAGATGTATTAGATAGATTAATTAAACTTAAATAAAATGATAAAGACCGGAGCAGTATATTTTTTATACAGATTTTTCAATGATAATCCTGAAGCAACAATAGAAGAAGGATATGAGGTATATAAACAAGCCTTAGAAATGGAAAATAAAATTAATCAAGAGTATTATAACCAAGGTGCTCAAGATTGTAAAAATACCTTTGAAAAAATAATCAGTGATGTAACAGGGAATATACCAAATCTTTGATAAATGAAAACCTATATCCACGTCAATCAACATCACATCCGTTCCAATAAAACAAAAGGAACAAATCTACCTGTCATAACCGTAAAACAAGGTAAGAAGAACACCTATTGTAATGAAGTTGAGATATTAGGTCCAAGTAAAGTTATATATGGTGGTGAAGGATGTGAGGCAAAACCACTATTATCTTGTGGTGCAAGAGTGGTTATTATTACGGAAAGTGAAGTTAGAATAATAGATGGACAACCCCCTTTATAATCTCCAAAAAAATACCTACAATTATAGAAAATCAAATAATGGAAAATAATATAGAACAATTTGTAAATAAAATAATAAATGGGGATTGTATTGAGGTTATGTCTACCTTCCCCGAAAATAGTATTGACCAAGTTATCACATCACCTCCATATAATGTTAATATCTCTTATGACACATACAATGATGGTTTAACTATGGAACAATATTGGGAATGGACTGAAAAGTGGTTGACCCAAGCATTCAGAGTATTGAAAGAGGATGGAAGATTATCTTTGAACATTCCTTATGAAATCAATACACAAGATAGAGGTGGAAGAGTTTTTATGGTTGCTGAGTTTTGGATGTTAATGAAGAAAGTTGGATTCCAATTCTTTGGTGTTGTTGACTTGGAAGAACAATCCCCACATAGAAGTAAAACTACAGCATGGGGTTCTTGGATGAGTAGTTCTAGTCCTTATATCTACAATCCAAAAGAATGTGTAATATTGGCATATAAGAAATTTCATAAGAAACAAACCAAAGGACAACCACAATGGACAGGAACACCAGTTGTCCAAGAAGATGGTAAAACCAAAATGACTTATCTTGATGAAGATAAGAAAGAGTTTATGGAATTGGTTTATGGTCAATGGAGTTACTTTGCAGATACCAAGACATTAACGAAAGCCACGTTCAGCATGGATATTCCAACAAAAGCGATAAAGATTTTGACATATAAAAACGATATTGTCTTAGACCCATTCTGTGGTAGTGCAACAACAATGGTTGCCGCTGAGATATTAGATAGAAGATGGGTTGGGATAGAATTAAGTCCAAATTATACAAAGATTGGAACTGATAGGGTTCAAGCCTTTGTGGATAACAAGAAACAAATGAAAATAGAATTTGAAGAAGGAGCTGAATAAGTTCCTTTTTTTGTTTAAGGGGGATATTTATGAAGAAAACATTTTTTAATGAAAAAACAATTAATTAAGGAATCAGGTATTCGTGATATTAATGATATCGCAAAAAGATACAACAAGGCCAAAATATATTTTCATATTGATTTGGATGGTGTTACATCAGCAATTGCAATGAAAGTATATTTGGAAAGTTATGGTATAGAGGTTGTTGATGCTGAAACAATACAATATGGTACAGATGAGTTTGCTATCAAAAAACCAGATGCCAGTGGAAATGTTATGCCTGTTTTGGTAGATTTTGCTCACGGAAAACCAATGTTTAAGATTCATACAGACCATCACGATAGACAAGCAGGGGTTGAATCAGGAACATCAACAAGTTTCAGACATGCAAGGTCAAATGTTGAAACAATATCAGGTGTAATTTCAACATATGACTTATTTCCTCCATCTGACATTAAAATAATATCAACAATTGATTCTGCTAATTTTAGAGCAATGAATATTACTGTTAGGGAGGTTATGAATTACATTTTCAAGGTTGAAAAAGAATCTCCTGAAAGAAGTAATATAATAATGGGATTGGTTACAAACAAAATATTGTTAGCGTTTAAAAATAAAGAATTTGAAGGTAAAAATATATTAGAGAGACTTGTTCTTATTTGTACTCCATCACTTAAAAATATCTATAATAATTTGATAAGAATGATTATGGATTCTGGTTTAATGGATAAAGTGAAGGGATTTTTGAACACAGAGTTGGGTAATGAAGAACCAAAAGGTGATAAAATCAGAAGAATTCAACAACAACTTCAAAAACATGGTGAAACCTATTTGGAGAAAGTTAGAGGTAACATAGGTAAACAACTCAAATACGAGGATGGTATTATCATCAAAGATGGGTCTGCTGGTGCTAGTATGGCTAATGTTGGAAGTTATGATAGATATGTGGCTTTTGAATTGATTCCTGACGCTGATTTCCAGGTTGTAACTTGGGGTTCAGTTGGATTATTACAAGTTTCTTGTAATCCATATAAAGAATCTAGAGGACTCAAAGGGGTTGATTTAGGTAAAATGAATACAGAAATTCTCAATAACCATAAATCTGAATTAGAAGGTATTAAGACTACACTTTTACGTTTAAAAGAAGTTGCTGAAAGTAGTAAAAAATTTGTACCTTATGAAAGTGTTGGTTTTACCTTTCAAGATTTTATTGCATTGTATAGCGAAAAAGATGAGAATGGTAAAGTTATCAAAGATAAAGATGGTAAAATCATAAATATAAAAGGCTATTTTGATGTACCTGAAAAATTTAAAAATTTTACAAACAAAAAAAGTGAAGAGGAAAATAAGAAAAGTGAGGAGGAAAATAAGAAAAAAGGACAAAAAAAAATGACCCCACTTAAGTTTTGGCAAAATCTAATTAGAAAAACTATGATGAAACCTTTTGTTGGTTTAACGGATTTTGAACAAAGTATTCTAAAAGAAGTTTATATTAATGCTTATGATGTTATAAAAAACAATAGTGGTGGACACAAGTGTATTACAAATTTCCAAGCTTCTGCTTTGGGTGGTGGATTCGGTCCATACAAAACAACTGAGTTCATTGGAATGATTAAAGATGAGTTTGTTGAAAAGTTGAAAAATGAAATTCAGAAAGAGAAAAAACAGAATATCGATGAAAACTACTTTAGGAATATAATAAAGAAAATAATGAAAGGTTAAGATTAAAGGGGGAATGTAACAACATCCCCCTTTTTAATTCCCATTCCTTTACAAGTTCCTCCTTTTACTTCAAGAATAAAGTTTCCTTCACCACAATAATTCTTATGTGATTCATTAATCATTGGTTGACAATTATGATGTATTTTGGTGATAACATCATTGTCGATGAATATGATATCTAGTGGTATAATACAATTTTTCATCCAAAAACAATGTTCTTGGTTTTTCATTACGAATAACATTCCGTTGAATGTTTTATCAAATTTTTTGAACATCATTCCTTCTTGAGTTTCTTCGGGAGATGTTTGGATTTTTACCTTGAAAATGTTTCCGTTTATACTTAACTTCATACTTATAAATATAATAATAATTCGTTATGGGAAATTGTGCTGGTATCTTATTAAAATATAAAAATCAATGTTTATTATGTAAACGAAGTCAGAAGAGTAGTTTACCTGGTGTATGGTCTGTACCTGGTGGTCATTTGGAGAAAGGTGAGAGTGTTGAAAATGGTGCTATTAGAGAGTTTAGTGAGGAGACAGGATTGGTGATATTGGGTGATTTGAAATATTTGGCAACATTGACTGGTGGGGGTAGAATGAAGTATTATTTGTTTATGTATGAGATTTCAAGAAAGGTCGAGATTGATTTGGATGAGGCTATGGATGGTCACGAACACGATGAATGTGGGTGGTTTAATAAAAAAAACTTGCCTGATAATGTTGAAAAACAACTTTTTTTTATAATTAATAAAATTTTTTGATACTTTTTGTAAATATTGATATATTTATATTCACAACCCAACTTCCCTTTCTTATGTTGGTCGATATATCTTAACCCCGATAAATGTAGAAATTTGTTGGGGTTTTTTTATTTATATGAGATATTTATTTTTATAAAATAAAATTGAAAAAAAAACGATGAAAAAGATAGTAAGATTAACAGAAAGTGATTTAACTAATTTGGTTAAAAGGATAATTAAAGAACAAGATGAAAACGAAGAATATCTTGAAAAATTCAAGATATTAATTGACAATGAACAATTTGAAACGGCATTACAATTAGGTGAAACATTAGATTTGGAAGACAAAGTTTTGGACTTAATTTTAGATAAAATAGTTAAAGAAGGTGACTTCAAGTGGTGGGTAAAAAAAGTACATTCTGTAATGAAAGAAAAAAAATATAGGCGGATTGATTCAGCCATTGATGATATAACGTATGAATTTATTGAAAAAGATTATTATGCAAATATATTATATAACATAATTAACAATATGACAGACCAAAATAAAACAGATGAATTTTATTTTAAAATGATTAAACTGATATATTCTGAAATAGAAAAACAAATAAAAAAAGATGAAAAAGATAGTAAGATTAACTGAAAGTGATTTAGTTAGATTGGTTAAAAGAGTTATTAATGAAAAAAGAAATATGAATGAATACGAGTATTTTTATTATATTCCAGATTGGTATGGTCCGAATACAATGTTTAATGAAAATGATGAAAAAGTAAAATTGTCAGATTATCCTGAAATTGAAGATGCCTTTAAATTCTTTAATAATGAAAATGTTGATATAATAAAACTTAATGAAGACGATAGGGACATGACATTAATTAGAAAAGTACATACGTTCATAGATGACAGCAATAATATTTCTTGGCCATTCTTCAACGAAAATAGAATCCAAAAAATGTGGATGGAAAAATATTTGAAAAACGGATTAATATTAATAAAATTGAAAAAAAAACGATGAAAAAGATAGTAAGATTAACTGAAAGTGATTTAGTTAGATTGATTAAAAGAGTAATTAACGAACAATCAATAAGTGGAAAAACTTTAGAAGATTTTAAAAAATGGGCAATGAATAAACAAAATGAATGTCCAGAACCAACGGACCCTTGGGATAGATATTGCCCCCAAGGAACTTGGAAATATGATACTAGAAATGGGAACATTAGGTTTTTTTCTGATAAGAATGAAGTTGTTATGGAAACAACTATAATGCCTAATGATGACAAATACAACGGACCTGTGGTTGAGTTACAATATTTAGCAAATTGGGTATCTAAAAAAAATGTTCCATATTATAATGGTGTTTGGAAATGGGGAGGGGTAAAAGGAGCATGGAGTGCAGGTAATCTACAAAGTGTTAATTTGTATGATAACGATAAAAATTTTTTAGGTACTATGACTTTTTAAGTTTAAGAAAAAATCCCCATCTCAAAAAAAGGTGGGGTTTCTTTTTTTTATGAAGATTATTTCTTATATTTTCCATTATGAATATACTGAGCCTTTTCGATGGAATGTCCTGTGGTCAAATAGCATTAAACAAAGTTGGAATAAAATATGACAACTATTATGCTTCAGAGATTGACCAGCACGCAATTAAAGTAACCCAACACAACTATCCAAATACAATTCAACTTGGTGACATTACCAAAATCAAAGGTAGTGATTTACCTAGTATTGATTTATTATTTGGTGGTAGTCCTTGTCAAAGTTTTTCATCTGCTGGTAATAGAACAGGATTTGATGGAAAGAGTGGATTATTTTGGGAATATGTAAGAATATTGAATGAAGTTAAACCCAAATATTTTCTATTAGAAAATGTTAAGATGAAAAAGGAATGGGAAGACATCATAACAAAAGAGATGGGAGTTGAACCAATTTCAATTAATAGTAATTTGGTATCAGCTCAAAACAGAGAAAGATTATATTGGACAAATATTCCTAATGTAACTCAACCAGAAAATAGAAATATCAAATTGAATGATGTGTTGGGTAATTCAGAGTTCAGAGAAATACCAAAATGTTTTTATAATAAGTGGGGAAACAAACCTAGAATTGAGAAGGGAGTGAATTGGGTATGTAATGACAAATCAAATTGTTTAACCACCAAAAATTGTCATACCAATCAGTATTTGTTCAATGAGGATAAAAGTTTATGTAGATTATTGACCGCTGATGAGTTTGAGAGATTGCAAACAATACCTGAAGGATATACCTCTGTGGTTAATAATACTGAAAGGTATAAGATGATTGGTAATGGTTGGACTGTGGATGTAATTTCTCATATATTTTCTTCATTGAAATAATTTTTTATTCCAATTTCTTTTCTTATCTTCGTTTCAACAAAAAAACAAGGAGATATGAACAACACAATCAATCAAACATTGGGACAAATTTTAAAAGGGAAAAACAATGGTATCTTTGTTAATCCAAATGGTGAGTATATTAATGTAACAAGATATTATTATAAGAACACTTTGAAGTTCAATGTAATATTCTCCAAAAATATATATGACATTGCTACAAGACCCGCTATCAATACAACCAGTGAAAAAAAGGTATTAAAATTGTTGAGCACAGAAAATTACGAACTAGTAAATCAATAAAAATATGAAAGCACACGAAGCTGAAAATTGGACATATCTTCACGCCAAAATGAGAGATGAAGAATTTCATTATTGTTTCAAACATTTCTCTAGTTTTGAAGAAATAGAGGATGAAGAGTTCCACAAGTTGAGAAATCAATATTTGGAAACCGCTGAACTATTGGAAAAGTATATTAAAAACAAATACTACGAAGCCAATTGGGAAGTAGAATATGATGATGAAGATGAAGATTGAAAACAAGAAAACCAGATTTGAATATAACTTCCTTGAAACTTACGAGGCCGGCATTGTATTGACAGGAATGGAAGTTAAAGGTATTCGTCAGGGAAATGTTAATTTAACCGACACTTATTGTTTTTTTAAGGATAATGATTTGTGGGTTAAAAATATTTTTATATCTTTGGGTAATGATGATAGCAAAAGGGAACGAAAACTCTTGTTAAAGAAAGTAGAACTCAAAAGGTTAAAGTCAAAGTTAATTAATGGTTTAACAATAGTCCCAACCAAAATCTATATTAATGATAGAGGTTTTGTCAAAGTTGAAATTGTGTTAGCACAAGGAAAAAAACTTTACGATAAGCGTGAATCTATTAAGAATAGAGATATTGAAAGGGAACTTCAATCAAAATCAAAATGGTAAAAAAGGTATTTAACAAAACGACATTCACACAAAAATACGGAGATAGATGTAATAGAGGATTGAGTTGGTGTTGCAGAAAAAACCACTTCAACATTGAAATCATTCGTTCAGGTTTATCTTGGTATATCTTAGCTCACCGAACAAAGGATGACGCATATTGGAACTCATTGTGGATAAAGAAAAGATGGGATGAGTTGGATGATGCGATGGATTTTGTTAGTAAGTTTGATTATGAAAAATTAAAAGCACAATTATGAATACAATAAATTATAATGTAAGAATTGAAAACGAAAAGTTTGGTGTATTATTGAACGAGAACTTTGTTGATGGAATACAATTCAAGTTATTCTTGAAAATGATTAATGGTGCATTAGAACTGAAAACTAATTTGACATTCTTCAACGGAGTTGACTTTATGATTCACATTCCCTATACTAAACTTGTTGATTCAATTGTAACAACAAAACTTGATACTTATGGAATGAGTGAGATTGTTAAATCAAAGATTGAAGCTCTCGTCACAAAATAAAATGTTTAAACCAAATCAAAAATGAGATTATTGTTATTCGGACTATGTTTGACTTTTATGGTTGCTTGTTGTCCTGCGAAAAAAACTTGTTGTCAAAAAACTGAGAAAACTTGTCACAAAGTAGAAACAGATAGTTGTAGCCACAAGTAGTTTCCTTGTTTAGAAAAATAAGGTGGTGGAGTCCTTAATCGGTCCTAAAGGAGATAGAGATATCTCCTTTTTTATTTTAGTGGTATATTTATAAATAAAAAAAAAATAATGGAAGACAAAATAAAAAAAACAGTATTCGAAGAGGCTAAGAAAAGAGGTTTAATGGTTGAGCAAGAAGAAAAAACTAACACTGATTTTGTGGAAATGATATCAATTTTGATGCACTCACAAACACAAGCACACACCTATCATCTACAAACAGAATCATATGCTGAACACAAAGCATTACAAAAATATTACGAAGGAATTGATGGTTTAGTTGATACAATTGTTGAAGCTTACCAAGGAAAATATGGGATTATAAAAGGATATAAAAACTTCCCGTTCAATGAATACAAAGGTAATGAAAATACAATAGGTTATTTCGAGAAACTTTGTGATAAAGTAACTCAGTTAAGAGATTGTTGTAAAGATAGTTGGTTACAGAATGAAATTGATAATGTTTGCACTTTGATTAATTCTACGCTTTACAAGTTAAAGTTCCTAAAATAAATTTCCAATTTAACTAATTCTTTTTATATTTGTGAAAGAACCAAACTTACACGATATGAAAAGAATTATTTATTTTATTCCCCTCCTTTTATTTATTCCATATCTAAAACCTAAAAAAGTTGTTGAAAAGAAGTTAACACCAACTGAACAATACATTGATAGGTTCAAAAAGGTTGCAGTTTACGAACACAAGAAGTTTGGTATTCCCGCATCTGTTACTCTGGCTCAGGGTATATTGGAATCGAGGAGTGGTCAATCTGACCTAACCAAGAAAACCAACAATCATTTTGGTATTAAGTGTTTTAGTGGATGTAATTATAAAAACTCCAAAAGGTTTGCTGATGATAAACCAACTGACAGGTTTAAGGTTTATGAAAGTAATTGGTATAGTTTCCGTGACCATTCTCAGTTCCTGATGGGAAAGAGATATAAGAGATGTAGAGAGTGTGGGGATGATTGGAAATGTTGGGTTAGAAATCTTAAAAGGTGTGGATATGCAACATCGAATACATATACAAATACATTGACATCGATTATTAAAAAGTACAAGTTATATCAGTATGATAAAAAAAACCCTCAGGTGTGAGGGTTTTGTATTTTTAGAACTCAGTTCTTAATAAAGTGGCGACTAGTTGCATTTCATAGTCATAAACATTTATTGAAAGATAAATCATATTATCATTAAGATTTATTTCAAATGAACCTGAAGAACCTGAATCAATTTCCCACCCTGGTAGTAAATTATGTAACATATCATAAAGAAAATCTTCAACTTTACCAAATCTATCTAATGGAGCTCTTCCACTTCCACCACCACTAAAATCAATGTTGTTTTCAATATAACCACTATCACCACCACCATTGAAATATACATGACCAATTGAGTATCCATTCTTTTTCATATATTCAATCAGACCTCTAAAATGAACATCACTTGGTATTTCATCACTACTACCATCCTCAGTTGAAGAACGGACATTTTCATAAACTTGTATTGTTAAATCTTTTTCAACACAATCAATTAAAAACTTAATTTCACCATAACCATCACAATCATCCATAGAATCTAAAGCTTCTTGACTTAATTCATTTGCGATTCCTTTTAATAATGTTGAAATCTTTGGGTAACTATCTAAATCTGAACCACCTTCTTCATCATTAAAAGTTTTTACATCAAAATATAATTCACATCCTTCGATTGAACCCCATGCTGAAACTTTCTTTTTACCATATCCTCTTGCATACATTGAGAATACTTCTAAAACCTTTTTTTGTTCTTTTGTTAATTCCATTTTAATCGTCTATTTCTATATCTAGTACTCTTAGTATCCAGATTGGTTTATCTTTTTCAGTTAATGCTTTTAGGAACTCTCTTGCACTTGGTATATAATTATAACAATCTTCTTTCACATGCTGTTCTCCAACATATCTTGTATAAACAATCTTGTTATCGGAGTTTATAAATGTGGGGCCGAATATCTTTTCACATTCAAATATTCCTTCACTATGATGTCTAAAAACTCTGTGGTCTGAGTGTCCAACCCATGCTTTGGTTTCATCGAACCAATTATGGATATGGATATAATCTTCCCATTTCCCACCGAATTTCTTTACCGAAGATTTTGCATGTAATACTGGGTGCATATTGTTCTTATATAAATATTTATAATGATATTAAATTAATTATGAACCCTAAAGTAGAGAAAGTATTAAATAAAATCAACAACGAGGGAATTGAGTCAGTTTTACCATTCTTCAACGATAACTTTGAAAAACTATTGGATTATTTGAAGTGGGGTGGTGCTATTGAAGAATTTAAATTGGGTGATACTGATTTGACAAATGATTATTATTTGTATCTGATTAATAATGGTTATGAAAAGAAAGCAATGGACGAAATCATTAGAGGTATGGGTAGTTTAAGTTACGATGGTAAAGATTATTATTATGAATTGAGATATTTGGATGATATGGGTGAATGGTTCAGTACTAGAGGTCGAGATTTCTCACCTCGTGATATAGCTGAAGGTGTATTCAAGGAAGATTATTGGGAACCATTTTATTTTTATAAAGGTGATATCAATCTTATGACCGAAGTTTATGATGACTTGACAGAAGAAAATAAGAAATATGTTAGAGATTATATTGTTGATAGATATGCTAATGTTCCATTTATAATTCCAAGTAGAAGAGTAAATGATATGATTGAAAGAATTGGAACTGAAAGTGAGAGTAGTGATTACGAGGGTGATTACGAAATAACCATCACTCAAGACAATGTTTTGGATTTGTTCAGTGATGATGATATAATGAATTATCTATTCCAATATGATTTAAGTGAAACAGGTGATTATTTAACTAATATTTACACTAATAGTTATAACGATGCTTATAGAGATGAATATTATGATAAAGTTTGGAATGAATTGAGAGGTGAGTTCATTGATATTGATGCTGAACCAATTGAGTTCAAGTTTAGAGATAGTTATTATACAAAACTCAAAGTAACTGATGTTTTACCAAGATTAATCAAACAATATGTAAATAATGCTCGATGTTATGATATAGATGGTTTGGGTGATTATTCGTATTTGATTAGAGAAGGTATTGGTTGTAATGCCTTTGAACCATTATCATTTAGAATCTCAGATTATCCTAGTTCGACTAGGGTAAGTGAAAATATAAATGAAATATTAAAAAAGTATTTGTAGTTGTCTATACAACTTTTTTATCCTATATTGTGACTAACTAATTTTAATTTATATGAAAAAAATATTATTGTTTATTCTCTCTGTGTTATTCAGTGTTAATGTTTATACACAATCTTGTACATCCACCGTTTATTATGACAATATGGAAACCTTTACTTGGTTCGGTGATTGGTGGACACCAGCTTTAACTACTGGTTTTTTTACGAATGCTTCAGTATCGGCAAATATTAGTGCTGTAATTTATGGTTCAGGTAATGGTACTTCAGCAATTGAACAAGATTGGTATTCTCTACCTAATATTACCGGATTAAATCCCGCATATTCATATCAACTAAAGTTTAGATTAGCTTCTTATACCTTTTCTAATTCTACTGCAACAACTAGAGGATTAGATGTTGCAGATTATTTGAGTGTTCAAGTTTCAACAAATGGGGGTGTTTCTTATGTGACAGAATTAAGAATAACTGGTAACTCAAATGCTACTTGGCCATATACTTCAACAGGTACAATTACACATACAGCAAACGGAACATTCACAAACTCAGCAGCACCAACTGGTGATGTTTATCAGGCACCAGCGGGAGCAACAACAACTGGCCCTTCCACAATTACTTTGAATCTACAACCAAACATCACTCAGGTTGCTGTGGATTTATATTGTCGTGCCAATTCAGCTGGTGAAGAGTTTTGGATTGATAATGTTGAACTTATCGAAATAATACCAACACCAACAATTACAATAAATGGTGTTAATAGTGTATGTGATGGTACACCAACCACATTAACGGCATCAGGCGCTAATACTTATGTTTGGGATGGTGGTATATCTAATGGTGTTTCATTTACACCCACCTCAACAACATCATATTCTGTAACTGGTACATACAATGGTATGATTAATGGTTTGGGTACGAGAAATACTTGTAGTTCAACCTCTTCAACTAATGTTGTGGTTAAACCAATACCAAATATACCAACATTAAATCCTGATACTACAATATGTCCAAGTGATTTTGCTGTGTTATATGGTTCATCAAATATTGGAACATTACAATGGTACGATGCTTCAACAAGTGGAACATTGTTAGGTACTGGATATAGTTATACAACATCGCCCTTACTTAATAATACACCATTTTATGCTGAGGCGGAACTGAATGGTTGTATTAGTTCAAGAGCAATGGTAAATGTTTTTGTTGACCCCAATTGTATATTACCAATTTACTTAGCAACCTTTGATGGTCACAATGAAGGTAGAGAAAATCATTTGTACTGGTTAACAGAACAAGAAATTAATAGTTCACACTTTGAAATAGAGAGAAGTAACAATGGATATGATTTTATTAAAATAGGTATTGTGGAAACTGACCCATCCAAAAGTTACAACTTTATAGATAACTCACCTTATAGTGGTTCAAATTATTATAGATTAAAAATGGTAGATTTAGATGAAACCTTTTCATATTCCTCAATCATTTATTTAGAAACAAAAAACCAAATAGAATCCAAAGTTTATCCCAACCCATTTGAAGATTCATTAATTTATACTTACGAAAGTGAACAAAATGAAGAATTGGAGATACAAGTCATTAATATATTAGGACAGAAAGTATTTCAATATAATGTAAGTTGTCAAACTTGTGGAAATTATGTTTCGATTAATACCTCCAATATTCCATCAGGAAAATATACCATAAGGATAAAACACCTATCATCCTTACACGAGACAATCCAAACAATGATAAAGAAGTAAATTAAAAACCCCACCATTAAAAGTGGGGTTTATTTTTACCATAATCTTATTTCTTTTTTATCGGGGGTGAAATATCTAATCTCACAAATAGTGTGCATATAAGTGTTGTCGAATAGAGTTGGTATTTTCGACCAAGTATAATCCATTAAACTGGTGAATAAAGTAAAACTAATATAATCGAAATAACTATCCCATTCTTTATAATAATCTAACCTATCCTTTAACCAATCATAACTTATATATTTGTTGGTTTCCTTATCAAATGGATTTTTACAGATTACACTAATAGTAAAATACAGTCCCTCACTATCCATCGTAGGATAGACATCAAAAGCCTGAATATCCATAAGTAATTCTTTATAGTTAAATGTGGTTGATTTCTTTGCGTATTGTAAAAACTTATTTTCTTGTTCAGGTTTAATATAGATTGCTTGAGGTGTTTCTAACTTTTGTTTTTTATCAACTTCTTTGAAATAATCATTACTTGTCATTTTACTAAAATCGTGAGCCGCCTCCTCAACATAACCTCTTAATGTATAACTTGAATATGAACTATCGTTTGGATTATCCATAGTCCAATATACTTTATCGCTATATTCGTCATATTCTGGTAATAATGTAATATCACCCACTTGTAATGTTTTCTTACCACCTCTTAAAAACTTATAGAAGTATAACTTGATTGGTGAATCTATTTTCGGTGTCATTTAATTTTTTCTTTAACCATAAATATAAGTGGATTAACTTAATATTTATACAGATAGACAGAAACTTATTTATGAAAAGAATACTACAAGAAAAGAAGATAATTGAGATACTGAAAGAATACAACAACAAGTATGGTGTATTGTTAGAAGCATCTAAACTCAAAATATTAACTGATAAAGTTGGTTTCAGTGAACCAATCGCAAAAATATTCGATGAATTATGTGGCCCTTTAGCTATATGGATGGCCAACAAATTATACAAACATTATGTTCAAAGAACTAAGAGTTATAATGTGGAAGGTAATATGACTCCACAAGAAATAAAAGAGTTTACTATTAGTGAAATTAATAAAATACATACACCAACATTAACTAGAATTATTATTCCAATGATGGATTATATCCGTGTTGGATTAAATGGAAACAAGTCATCACTTGAAGATGATAAATGGTCAGAGATTTTTGAAAAACAAAAACAATGGCATGATAGTTTAGGTGTAGGTGAGGGAAAAATCAACTATATTGAAAATGCTCCAATTTTAATTGATTTTAGGAATGAAGATGGTGAAGGTTTTTATTGGGCTGATTTGAATGTTAAAAACTCCCCTGAAGAATGTGAAAGAATGGGTCATTGTGGAAGAAGTTCATATGGATATCTATATTCATTAAGGAGTGATAAAAAGTTACCAGGAGGAAAGTTTAAGATAAATAAAAGTCATGTTACAGCTTCAATTGGAACTGATGGAATATTATATCAAATGAAAGGGCCTAGAAATGAAAAACCAAAAGAAGAGTTTCACAAATATATACAACCATTATTCTATCTTTTAGGTGGTGGAGGTGAAGAGGATGATTATTTAATCCAAGGTTTTGGAACTGAATATGCCGCACAACAAGATTTCAAACTTACAGATTTACCAAACCAAACAATAAGAGAACTTTATAGTAATAGACCTGAATTATTCAATACAAGAAGTTTACAAAGAAAATTAAGTGAGATGGGTATTGTTGAAGTTCAACCACTACAAACAACATTTACATTAGAAATAGACCCAAAAGATGTTGGTGATTATTTATCAGGTGACTATGTTTATAAAACTTATGGTAGTGCAAAAGACCAAAAAGTAAAAAGAGTGTATTTCTATGAAACAATAATGTCTGATGACGCTTGGGAAATGTGGGATAACTATGATGCAGATTGGAAATCCGCTTTAGAATATAATGTAGATTCAGAGAACGAAAAGAAAATTGAGGAAATCATCAATAGTATGATAGAAAAACAAGGTGGTGAAGTTGATGAAGATATGAGTTTGGTTGATAAGATTGAAGAATATGATGAAAACTATGATATAAGAAATGCTATTAGTAGTAGTATTAATGAAGTTGAAAGTAATGAATATGTCAAATACTTAAGAGATACCATCAAAGATGCCTTAAATGAACTTGGTAATGTATTTGAGTTTACTAATGATAATATCAAAATACAAGTTGATTTGAATGATTTTGGCTTTCCTGAAGATGAATTGGACGAATACTATGAAAATTGTTATGATGACCCAGCTTGTGTTTTTAGAGAATTGGTGAGTGAAGATAATATTGATTTACCAAAACCAAGTTTCGATGACAGATGGTATCCAAGTATTGATGAAGATGACTTCAATCAATATTTAAGTGACAGATTATACGATATATAATTTTACTAAAATTAAAAAAAATACGAATTGGTAATATGAGAACGAACTTAAATGAAAGTGTAAACCAAATGTTGAAAAATATGGGTTTAGAAACAATAACTGAAGCTCGTATGAGTAGACAAGCTGTAAGAGAAGTTGTAAGAGATATAATAAAGATATTAAAAAGAGGTGAAGAAGGTTCTTTTATATTACCTGAGAACCCCGATGAAGATTTTTATTCATTTAATAACTACCCAGTTCAATTTAGTGTTGAATTACATTTAGTATTCAATCCTAATACTTTGAGGTTTATGACAAATGGAAGTTATAGTTTGGAAGATGATGTTGTTGAAGTAAAAATAATAGTTAATCCAAATAAATTGGAAGGACAATTATATGAGATTATAGAAGAATTAAACAATCTTATTGCTCACGAATTGGAACACGGATTACAAGAGTATCACGGGGAATTCAATTTAACTAGAAAAAAGAAAGAAAAAAAAGGTAAGAAATATTATATGTCACCTGAAGAATTGGGGGCACAAATACAAGGATTTAGAAGAGTGTCAAAACTACAACAAACTCCATTTGAAGATGTTGTTAGAAAGTGGTTCAAAGACAATCGTGAGATTCATAATATGAATCAAAAAGATGAAGAAAAAGTAATCCAAACCATATTAGATTACCACGAAGAAAAATACGGATAAAATTAACCAAAACTTAATGTAGATATATTGACAATGTGAATTATAATTCCTATTTATGATTCGCAACAACATTATATGAAAACATTATTATCGTTATTATTCGTTTTACTTCCCCTCCTCTCTTATTCACAAAATGTATTATTTGGTAAAGTAATTGATGCAACAACTGAAGAACCTTTGGTTGGTGTAACAATTATTATAAAGGGGACATCAACAGGTGTGATTACCGATTTTGATGGAACATTTTCAATTACAACAGAATTGGACACGATTGATTTGGTGTTTTCCTATATATCATATCAAAAGATTACAATAGAAAAAATCTCACTAGTTGGTGACCTGACAAGTTTGCCTGATATCTATATGAAAGAAGATATTTTACAGACAGGTGAAGTTGTGATTACAGCTGATAGGATTGTAAAAAATGAAACAGCATTAATTGATATGAAAATGGAATCCAATATCTTATTGGATGGTATCAGTTCTGAGAAAATGAAAAGTACTGGTGACAATAATGCGGTTGATGCAAGTAAAAGAGTTACAGGAGTTTCAGTCGAAAGTGGTAAATATGTTTATGTAAGAGGATTGGGTGATAGATATTCCAAGACATTATTAAATGGAATTGAAATACCAGGTTTAGACCCAGATAGAAACTCATTACAGATGGATATCTTCCCAACCAATTTACTGAATAATATTGTCGTATCAAAAAGTTTTTCACCTGAATTACCTGCTGATTTTACTGGTGGATTGGTTAATGTGGAAACAAAAGATATACCTGAAACAAGTCAAGGTTCTTTCTCATTATCATTAGGTTATAATCCCCAAGTTCACTTCAATCCCAACTTCATAAGTGAAAAAGGTTCAGCGACTGATATATTGGGATTTGATGGTGGTTTAAGAAGATTACCTGACGAATTGAATAGAAGTTATATCCCAACCCCATTTAACAAACCATCAAATATCAGTTCAACACAACATCAACAAAACATAGTCAATTTGTTAAACAGATTGAATCCTGTATTAGGGGCTACAACTGATTTAAGTATGATTGATTTCGGTGGTGGTATATCTTATGGTAAAACAAATAAGAACTTTGGATATATCTTATCAATCAATCATAAAACTGATTACAAGTTTTATACTGATGTAAAGTATGGTGAATATCAAAGGTCATCAAATCATAATGAGAATGAATTGATATATGCAACCAAACAATCAGGACAACTTACTGAGATTAATAACTTCTTGGGTGGATTAGTTGGGTTTAACTATACCAAAGGTAAGAGTAAATACAAACTAAATCTTATTCATTTACAGAGTGGGGAAAGTAGAGCAGGTGTATTCAATATAACTAACAACTCAAATGCCGTTGGACAATCAGGTTATGAAGCCAAATCATATAACTTGGAATATAACCAAAGAGGTTTAACCAATTTATTATTAAGTGGAAAACATAACATCAATGATTGGAATGTTGATTGGAAATTATCCCCAACTTATTCTTCATCAGTTGACCCTGATATTAGAAAGACACCATTCAGTTATGATGGAACATATACATTCTCATCTGGTGAAGCTGGTAATCCATCAAGGATATGGAGAAACTTAAGTGAGTTTAACAATAATGTTAAAGTTGATGTATCCAAACAATTTAATAACTTCAAATTAAACTTTGGTGTATCACATTCATATAAGTTAAGAGATTATAGTATCAAGTTATATGAATTGATGTTTTCCAAACCGCAATCTTGGACAACACCAGACCCAAATCTTGTTATGAGTACGGAAAACTTATATCCAAGTGAGATTAATGGAACATATATTCAATCTGGTAATGTTAACCCAAACCCAAATCAATATTCATCAAATGTGAATAACACTGGTGTATATGTTTCAGGTGAATATAATATTAAAAATAGATTCAAAATTAATGGTGGATTAAGAGCTGAATATTTTATCCAAAGACATACAGGAAGAGATATAAGATATGCCAATGGTGATATGAATGGAAACAATCTTAAAAATGATATTGTATTAAATACATTTCATTTATTTCCATCTACTAACTTAATCTATTCAATAACCCCAAAACAAAATCTTAGATTATCATATAACAGAACAATTGCCAGACCATCATTCAAGGAAATGTCTTATGCTCAAATATTAGACCCAATCACAAATAGAATATTCAATGGAGGTTTATTCAGTTATAACGGAACTTGGAATGGTAATCTAAGAGAAACGAATATTGATAACTTGGATTTGAGATGGGAGTTGGCCAAAGATAAGGATTTTTACTCTGTATCAGGATTTTATAAACACTTTAATAACCCAATTGAATTGGTAAGAATACCTGAACAACAAACATCAACGGAATATCAACCAAGGAATGTTGGAAATGGGGATTTATATGGAATTGAGTTTGAGTTAAGAAAATCGTTTCTAAAGAACTTTTCTTTCAATACCAATGTCACCATTGCTCAATCCAAAATAACAATGACAGAGACAGAATACCAAGCAAGGAAACAATATGAAAGAGATGGTGAGAACATAAACAATACCAGAGTTATGGCCGGACAATCACCATTTGTTATTAATACTGGGTTATCTTATAATGTCGAAAAGATTGGATTAAATGTGGGTGTGTTTTATAATGTTAAAGGACAAACATTATCCATCGTTGGAACAGGATTATCACCTGATATCTATGATGAACCATTTCACTCATTAAACTTATCTGTAAGTCAAAAGATTAAGAATACATCAATAGATTTTAGAGTACAAAATATTCTTAATGATAGAGTGGAAAGTTTTTATCAATCATATAAAGCTGAAAAACAAATATTCAATTCAGTCAATCCTGGTGTGACATTTACATTTGGTGTAAGTCACAAGTTCTAAAATAAAAACCCCCACTCTTAGGGTGGGGGGAGATATAATTAAAATTTACCAAATCCTTTATTTTTAGGTTTCACACATCTTTTAAGTAACTCACCAATATAATATGATAATTTTTCTTTTTCATCCTCATCTAAGGTATCTTCATCCCAAATTAAGTTATCAAAATCATAAAGTTTATTTTGAATTTCATCCAAATCTGATTCATCTTTATCCAAATCTGATTCAATTTTACTTAACATTTTTTTATAACTCTTCATAGATTCTTCATCCTCTTTGATTACTCTTTTAACCAATCTAGTTAAATCTCTTTCAGTCAATCTTACTATCTTTTTCATTGTTTTTTTTTGAGTTTTATTTTTAAATAAATATCACTTAGATTAGAAAAAATAAAAACTATTCCTTACTTTTGTAAAAAAACAACTATGAACAGATATGACATATTCGTTATAACAGGTGATAATATTAAGAGTTTCAAGGTTTTTGCTGAAGATTTTGAAACTGATAATGGTTTCTACAGATTTTGGTATAATGACGAAACTGTTGCTTGTTACCCCATCAATTTCACAATTATCACATCAATTGAAAAAATATTAGAAGAAGATGTATAAACTAATCAGAGAACGAGACAACTTAACCAAGGTTGGTAAAGATATTAAATATATTGAGTGGAATGAAGAGGGCAGAGTTTCCAACTCATATGATGAACCAGCTATTGGTAGGTCATTAATATTAGACCCCCAGTATGTTGTTTATACTTGGTTAACAACTGAAATAACATCATTTACAAATGAAGATGGTGTATTGAAGTTCTCAACAAAAAACTCGAATTACACCTTGATACAAGAAAAGGGGTAAAAATTAGGACTTATTGTTAATAGAAATGTAAAAACTAAATAAAATGAAAATTATAGTAGAAAGAAACAACGATGAAAGACAATACCCAATCGTAACGATTGACACCAAAACTTGTCATTACCCATATGCTATCAGAGATGCACTTATGTTGGCTCTTGAGATTGATGGTTATCCTTTAAGTACTATCAATGAAGTTTTCTGTTTGACTCTCGATAAAGTCGAACCCGAAGAAACTAATTTCTCTGACATTTTTTAATTAAAATAAAATGAAAGATTTATTTGTCCCCTATGAACAATCCTTGGAATTAAGAGAACTTGGTTTTGATGAGATATGTTTGACTCATTACTGGGGTGAAAATATATTGAATGAAGCTTATGGTGGTTGGATGAAAAACTCCAATACAAAATATGTTATGTCACCAACTTGGGAACAAGCGTTCAAATGGTTCAGAGACAATTATAACTTAATTGGACTAGTTGAAGGTGGTTATGATAATGGTAAAAACATATTCACATATGTTATTTGGGATGGATTCAAGGATAATGTGATTGATGAATATTTTGGAACATATGAAGAAGCCCAACTGAAATGTTTAGTTCAATTGAAATGTTTAGTTCAACTTATAAAAATAAATAAATAAATTATGGAAGATAGAATATTAATCAATGGTGTTTGGTATGTTAGAGAAACACAACCTGAAGAGGAAATAATACTTGATGATTTAACGCAAACCCTAAATATTATTTACGAAAATAGTGATTATTCTTGGGAAGCAACAAGAATCTTCAAAGATGATGGGGAAACATTTTACGATGGTTTTGATATCGAGTTTACAGATAAAACAAAAACCCCTTGGAAAACTGAAGATTGGGACAATATGCGATTTATTAATGGTGTTCTTGAAAATGATAACCATTCAATTAAACTTGCTGGGGAAGCAATGGATAATGAAGGAATTAAACATTTAAAAGTATTTTTAAAATATCTTAAAGACAAACGATGGTTTTAACATATAAAGAATTGGATGATTACCTCGTTTCAATAGATGGTTTAATCCACGGATATACTGGTAATAAATTACTCAACTCTGACTTCTTTGAGGTTGGTGGAGGTTGGAATCAACTTATCAAAGACCTCATCTCTGACCTAATTAAAATGGGTTGGAATAAAGAAGTAGTCCAAGTTAAAGAAAAGTATGGTACACTAAGATTCTATATCACAGAAGGAACTGATGACATACATAGAAGAATTGCCAAAGCTGAAATAGAAAGTTCAACAATCTGTGAAGCGACAGGAAAACCTGGTAAATTGAGAAATGATATTGGTTGGTGGAGAACTCTATGTGATGAAGAATATGATAAAATCAAAAACAAATAATATGTCAGTACTAGATTGGTTAAAAGAGCAATTGGAATCATATGGTGACCCATTCAAATGTGAAATAGAATGGACAGAACTAGATGAATTAATCGAACAAGCAAAAGAAAAAGAATTAAATGAACAAACAGATATGTCAAATTAGTTTTAACTCCAACAACACTGGTGATAGTGATAGATGGAAGTTATTATATAATGGACAAGAAACCCTCCACCCAGATATTGTTATCAATTTAGGAACTTATATTTCAAATGACTATAGTCAAGAAACTAAAGACAATTGGAATATTACTTGCTCAGGTTACTTGACAATGAAAGATAATGTTGCCTATATTGATTACATAAGACAAAAACTTGAAGAAGGGGAACAATCAGGTTTTGTAGATAATTTTGACCCCAATGAACACCTAAAAAACTAAAAGAAAATGGAGATTAAAGTATTAGACAGTAACAGAGTTTACTATCAAGAAACTAATGAATATCTATTAGAGATTAATGGTGAATCACACTCATTCAGAGTATTCGATTCAAGTGATGAAGAACCACAATATTGGTTCGATGGTGAAGAATTTTATAACACCTATGATTATGTAATGGATGGTTTAACAATTGAAGATTTATTAAGTTGGATATGATATTAACACAAGTAGTATTTTTAACAAGTGATGTCGATGATATCGAGGTATATTTACCACACCCACCAAGTAAAGGTGAAATATTTGTATTCCCATTTGTAAAATCAGGTATAATGGATTTCAAAATCAAAGACATTGAATGGGTATTTGATGAATATAGTAAGTTCACCAAGATTAGAGTTTACCTTGAAGAAGATTAAAAAAAAGTAAATAGAAAATCGATGTGTTAATGATATTTATTATTAAAATACACATCTATGAAAAAAAAGTACTTCTTCATTGAAATGTTCAAAGACCAAAATGACATCAACGAAAAATCTGTTGTTGGTTTCATTTCCTTTATGATGATGGTTATTGCTATGGGTGTTGATATCGTTACTGGTGTAACAGGAAAAGAATTGTTAATCAATCAATTTATCTTTGATGGATTTATGTATCTAACAATCGCTTCATTCGGTATCGCATCTGTTGACAAATGGATTGTTTCCAAAAGAGGAGACAAAGAATCCACAGAAACTCCTTCTGACCCAACATTACCAATGTAAAAACAAAAAACAAACTTTAAAAGGTGATAGGTCAAACTTATCACCTTTTTTAATATTTATATGTTATGAAACTACAAAAAATTATCAGAAACATTTTGATGGAAGAAACTACTTCAATTAGTAAAGAAGTTGAATATCTACTTGGGAATCAAATCTATGTTGACGAGATATACAAACAATTAAGAGAAATACACCAAAACAATTCAAGAAATAACAAAGAAAATGTTCTAACATTCATCCAAGTTTTCTCAAAAAAATTAGATACCTTTTTTAATCAAATATTTTTAACAGGAACAAATGCTGAAAAGATATTAAATCTAATTAACAAAACATCAAATTCAGAGGTATCTCCATTATTAGAAAGTGAATCAACTAGTAGTTTGGGGTTTGAAAAGTTTAATGAGTATTTTAAGTATATGTACTACTTGTACAATGATATTCAAAAAGTTGTAAACGAAATCAAAGAAACCCCAACATCAGATATCAATACTTTGAAACCAAAAATTGAAAGATATTACAATTTAACAATCAAAGATAACAACTCAATGTTAGAGTTAATAAAAGCATTATTCCAATATCTTAAACAAAGTTATGGTAATATAAGTTCAGGTCAAACAACCAAGTCAACTGAAACACAAGGAGGATTTAATATTGATTGGAGTACCAAACAAATTGTTAAAAGATATAGTGACTCAACAATAATATTCTTATCACCAGAAAAAGTATTGGAAAGAGTTGGTAAAGATATGGGTTCAGGTTTTGATATAAGAAATCAAGGTGTAAGAATTGGGGATAGATTAGAAAAGGCAATGGAATATCTGAAAAATCCAAATGTCGAAGCATACCAACCAACAATGTTATATGTTGAAAGTTTTGAGTATGATAAGAATAGTCAAAAACAATATTATGATGTACCAAAAATTGGTATAAGTGATGGAAGACACAGATTATTAGCAGCATACAACTTAGGACTTAAAAGTTTCCCATTCGAAGTTTTCAACAGAGATGAAGAACAACAAATTAAGGACTTAAAATATTTGGAATCAACATTAAAGTAATATATGAAACTACAAGAACAAATAAATAGAATACACGAAATGATGGGACTTCTTACTGAAGTATATAATCCTAATGAGGTTCGGTACAAATATGTCGATGAAAAAAAAATAGTTACGTCAGAAAAATTTGACGAATTGAAAAATACATTCAAGGAATACCAACAATTCATATGGATTTTGAAAAAATTAGAATCAAATTGTATTTCGTATAATAAAATACCTGATTTTGTGGAATATTTCAAAATTTTCGATAAACATAAAAAAAATTTTCCAATAAAAGATTTAGGTCAGATAAAAACTTGTTCAGATGTCAAAAATTTTATTTCAATATCAAATGAATTAATTGATAAAATTTCATTTGAAGATGAACATTTTATAAATTTTTCTGATATCAAAAAACTAAATGAAAATTTTATTGAATATATGGGTGTCCATAGTGGATATCAAGTTTTTGTAATTCCTCATCTTGACTATAATCTTGAGTACGAATACATGTATGAACCTATGTACAAAGCATACAAGAATATATTGGGGGATTGTGAAAATCGTAATAGGAATAATTATGTTAGATTTTGTACATTAACAAATAAACGAAAATTTGTAGACTACATAAATAAAGATTATCTTGTTGTTTTCCATCAAAAAAATAATCCTGAAACTCCCATACAAATTAGCCCCTTTTATGACTCAGAGTGTAAAAACAAAAATAATAAATTCGATGAATTTTCAGATACTTGTGAACAACTAATGAAAATAGCAAGAGATTTAGCACCAAAAGCTCAAAATAATTTTCTTGAAAAGTTATCGAAAAAAGAAGAGGAAAAAGAATTGGAAAAAAGAAAAAAAGAAGAGGAGGAAAGAAAAAAAGAAGAGGAGGAAAGATTGGCTTGGACTGAAAACATAACACAAGCAAAAATAGATGAATTAGAAAGTATTTATGCTCCCTCAATAGTGGATTACGGATTGTTTGAAAAAATGGTAAAATTGTATCCAAATTATGAAAAATTGAGTTGGTTATTGAAAAGAATGGAATTAGGTTGTATTTCATATTATGATGTTGAAAATTATATTGAATATTTCACAACCTTTGAAAATAAAAGAGACCTCTATCCAATCAAAAATTTAAAAAATATTAAAATTTGTGATGATGTTTATGAATTTGTTAGGACATCCAAAAATTTGAAGAATTCAAATTTGAACGAACAAATAAATAGAATACACGAAATGATGGGAATATCCAAGGATGTTTTGACTGAAGGAAGATATAGTCAAACCATATTACAGATTTGGAGAGATATAAAAAGAGAGTTAATGGATTTCATCAGGGATGAAGAATCAACAGAACTTGAATGGGAGGAAGAATATTTCCAAGAAGAATTCGACTATGAAGATTTTATGGATGATGAAGAATATGATGACGAAGAGGAGGAAGAACAGTATTCAACAACTACTTTTACTGTGAGGCTTACAGCTATAACTGAAGATATACGCACACCATATGATATTCATGCTGAACAAAAGTGGGACGATGAAGATAGCATAGATGTTGTTAATTTACAGATTTATATTGATACGAATTTCAAGATGGAGAATCTCAATAAATTGTTTGCTGAGTTAAAAGATGTATTAAGACACGAAATAGAACATTTATATCAATCTGAGAATCCATATAAAAAGGTCGAAGAAATACCCACCGATACATTTGCCGAAGAAGTATTAACACCAAAAGAAAAGGATGCTTATTTACAAGGTTTTTATACTCAGGCAAAAACAAGGAAAATGAAAATGGATGATATTATCGATGAATGGGCGGATGAAAGAGAAGAATTATTCAGTTCAATTGAGGAAAAAGAATATGTGAAAAAAGAATTGATTAAACACGGAAAGAAATTATTACCACAAGCAAAATGGAGATAAGAAATATAATAAAAAGAATACTCAAAGAATCCCATGCAGAAAAAGTTCAAAAAACTTTGGACAAGTATGGATTAGTTACCACATTAAAAATGTTTGGTAATGATATCAATAGATTGTCTAATATGTTACATATGACAGAAAAAGAATTATTAGAAAAATATAATCCTTTCGAAACAATTTTTACTGATGAAGAATTCGAAAATTCGTTATTTGACACAATGTCTTGGATGAGAGAAAGACCTGGTACATTTTATCCTAGATTGAAAAATAATCCAATGGATAATGTTATTGAATTTATTATTGATGTTACAATTGATGATTTCCATTCCAAATTAGTTAATTTTGAAACAACAGAATGGATAATACCTGATACACCAAAATTATTGTATTTGAAATTTGGAGATTTGTTAAAAAACAATAGTTTCTTCAAAAACTTGTATAAACAATACAGAACAAATACAGAAAAATTGGATGAAGAAATGTCTGAGTATGCAAGAACCTTGAAAAATGCAAGACAACAAGGTGCAGGTCTAAGATTTCCAAAGTCAGCAATCAAAGCTAACCCCAATCGATTTAGACCCTATAATAGAGAAGAAATTGATGAAGCTGACCCCAAAGTTGGTACTGGTAAAAAACCTGAAGGTTCTAGTAGAAGGTTATATACTGACGAAAATCCAAAAGATACAGTTTCAGTTAAGTTTAGAACCAAAGAGGATATTGTTGATACCTTGAACAAAGAAAGTTTCAAATCAAAACCTCACAAAAGACAATCTCAAATCATTAATCTTATTCATCAAAGGGTGAGAGCTGCTTATCAAAATGCCAAAGACCCTGAGACAAAGAAAAGATTGAAAAGAGCTTATGATTATATCGAAACACAAAAAGAAAAATCAAAACAAAAGACAATAAGATTACAAAAAGAAGGTTTACACGATACATTTTGGGAAAATGATGAAGGTGATAGAATTACTCTTATTGATTTATTAGACGCGACTAAAGATATTCCAATTAAAAAGATACCAGTAGAAAAGTTAAAGTCAAAACTATTATCATGGGATGGTGATGAAGATGAAATAAAAAAAATAGATAAGGCCGATTTACAATATCCAATACTAATATTTGTTGAAGACGATGGTTCATTTATATCAATCATAGATGGTCACCACAGAGCACAAAAAGCAATAAGAAAAGGGTTAGAAACAATCAAAGCAAAGATAATACCAATCAATTCACTTCCTAAAAATATTAGAAAAGTATTCAGTCATATGGGAAAACAAGGGGAAATCAGAGAGGGTGAATTAACAGAAAAATGTTGGCCTGATTATACTCAAAAAGGAATGAAAACAATGTTTGGTAAAAGATATCCTAATTGCGTTAAAAAGACAAAGAAATGAAATTAGAACAAACCATAAGAAGAATATTGAGGGAAGAAACTCAAAAGGATTTATCACCAATCCTTGAAAATCTGTTAAATAAACTATTAGTTAAACATAATAAAGATATTTTATGTGGTGTTGAGGTTGTACAATCTGTTGATGGAGAAAGTTATGAAGTAACATTTACATTCATCGTTCATAGAGGTAAAGTATCGTTTTATGCCAAAGAAAAACACGATTCAATAATGAACGAAGCTTGGGATTTGGTTTACGATTTTACCAACCAAACAATAGTTATGAAATCAAAATATGTAAGAACCTGTAATGAATAATATACAACAAACCATAAAAAGAATATTGAGGGAAGAATATACTGATATTGGTGAAAGAACCAAAATGGAAAGGTATATATCAAAACAAGTGGAAACAGATTTACCTGAAACAATCAAAAACGACAATTATTATGGTGTTGTTGTTGATATTTATGACACTGATTATGGAAAAGTTTGTAGGATTTCAGTTTTATTCAAAAGACCTTTTACTGAGAATGAAGCTGATGAAGTCCATAATAAAAGAAGAGAAATACAAAAAACAATTAGAGATTTAGTACAAGATTTTTTCAAAGGTGGTATATCTATGGGTGTTTCTACCTTAGATTCTTATAACGATACTTCTTGGTATTATGAATCAAAAAAGACAAAGAAATGAACCTAAAACAAACAATAAGAAGAATATTGAGGGAACAAACTGAATCAGGTGGTGGTATTTTTTATCACAACTCAGATTATGATATCAATTCATTTAACACCCAAATCAATAAAGACAAGAGAACTAACTATCTTTTCTTCAGTAATGAACCAAACACATTTATCGACAGGAAATATACATATAAAGTTAAATTACAATTTGACCCCAACAAAATATTCAACACCTTCAAACATATTAATGATTATGGTATAAAATATACCTTGGAAGATTATAAAGATGAAGTATTAGAATTGTTTGAAGACAACCTAAGTTACTTTCTAAATGAATGGGAAAAAACTGGTGTGGATAGCATAAATGAAGTAATGGAATATTATATTGATGCTGGTGGAGATGAAGATGATATGGTGGGATTATTATATTATTTTTTAACCAAGTTCAATGATTCTTGGGCAATCTTGGAAACAGATAAGTTTTTAGATTTCATAGAGTCAAAAGGTTTTAATGGTTTTGTAACACACGAAGAAGGATTGATTAATATTGCTTGTAAAGATTTCAAATCAATAGAAATACTTGGAAAGAAAGAAATGTGGTCAGATGATGGCGAAGGCGTGAAATCATTAAAAGAAGATTCAAACAGAAAACTATTAGCATTCCAAAAACTAATTGATAAATCTATAGATGGTATGAAAAAGGACTGTGAATTAGATAGTATAGATGATAGGAACATATCCATAGATACTTGTGATTTTTTAGAAGCATTAGTAGAAGCAAAAGTTGTAGATATTACGAGTGACAACACAATTCAAATTGTAATAAAATACTCATATCTTAGATATATTGACGAAAATCAATTTATATATGAGCTGAAACACGAATTGAAAAAATATGGTAATGTTAAAATAGATGTTATTGACTCAATCAACATACATAATAGACAATGGTAATATGAACTTACAAGAACAATTAAATAGAATACAAGAAATGATGGGGATTGATTATAAATTAATTCCAACTGATGAACTCAGAAGACCAAATGGTTCAGTAGGGACACAAGGATTTACTCCTGAATCAATGGTTAGTTTATTAAAGCATATATCAAATGAAGAAAATTTTGACTTACCCAATTTTAATTCATTTAAAGATTTGATACTCAAATTAAGAGAAATGCCAGAAATTATTGAATCAATATACAAATATGTTAAATCTGACCCAGTATTATTAATTAAATTACCTGATGATACTTATCATTTAAAAGATGGAAATCATAGAGCAAACCTATTAAATTTGTTAAATGTTGATAAAATACCTGCAATTGTAAAATGAACCTACAAGAACAATTAAATAGAATACAAGAAATGATGGGGGTAAATGAATCAATATCACCCAAAGATAAAATGATTAATCTAATTGAAAAAAAAGGATTAATCGAATCTATCAAATTATTTGGTGTTAATAATGTTGCCAAAACACTTGACACCACACCAATTGATTTGGCCAAAGATTTCTTCATTGATAAAGAGTTCTCAATAAAAGATTTTGAAATTAAAACTGGTGGATATGATTTTAATTTTATGATTACAGATATTGATTGGGGAATGAATGATACTTGGGCTGTATATGTAAAAATATTAAAGGGTGAAGTTACACTAATTTTAATTGATGGTGAAACATATGACTTATGGGACTCTGATTTGTGGGAAAAAGATTTTTGGTGGGAAATACAAAGTGAAATAGATGATATTATTTATGATATTGTTGTACCATTTACACCAATGAAAATAGATTTAGATATAAATCATAATTTGAGATAGTTACAATTCCCTCTCCTTAAAATCCTCTAAACTTTTTACAATAATATCATATGTTTTTGGAATATAGATTTCCCTAAACCAATCCATCAATTCATTAGCATTTTCAAATGATTTAGGACAATCGAATTCGTGTAAATAATCATTAATAGTTTCAAACTCTTTTTTATCCTCAGGTGAGTAAATTGGAGTTACTTCAACATTAAACATATCAATAGGTGTATTATTACCATCCCAATATGGTGTAGCAGCAATAGTTAATCTATAATAGTTTTCATCATCCTTAAACCTACAATTCCATTCAACTATACCCTCTAATCCAGAATAATGTAATTCACAAGTTTTGTATTCTCTATTTTGATTAACCAAATCTCTAAGTAAATCACCAACAACAATTTCGTTTTCACTATGGAATGTATCTCCTTTGATTGGTAATCCACTAAGTTCAGCTAATTTCAACTTATTCATACCTGTCATTCTGGCAGTATCAGTGAACCCATGTTTTTCAATACCCATTCTTAATTTTTGGGCAAACTTATCCATTTGATTTTCTGTAATTACTATTTTCATTAGTCGTAATTTAATACCCCTTGAATATCAACCATTTCTTCGATTTCATTGGGGTCATATTTATTAGATAATGGAGTTCTCCATATACTCATACTAGAACCAACAAACTTCAAATTACCCAAATCTTCTACTCGAGAATCGGTTAAATCTAACCAATCACCAACATATTCCAAGTTACCCAAAGTTTCAATTTTACTTTTACTTAAATCAAGATACTTTTCAACCTTTCTCAACTCACCCAATGATTTAATATTTTCGGTAATATCTACATCATTACCTCCCCAAAGATAACCAATTTCTTTAAGATTACCCAAACTTGTAACCTTTGTGGTCTCCAATCCTTTAATGGTTTTAACAGTTTCCAATTGACCCAAATCTTCCAATTCAACACAATCTTCAATAGACAATTCACCACCAACTTCTCTAAGATTACCAAGAGATTTTAAATGGTCAGACCCTTTCAAATACACATTACCACCAACATATTCCAAATCACCAAGGTCTTCAACAAATGAAAATCTTAAATATAAATCACCATCAATTTTCTTAATCTCACCCAATGATTTAATAAATGCCGTGCTCAAGTTCAAATCATCAATGATATGAATACCAGTGAAACCTTTAGCTTCCTTGGCCTTCTTATATAGTTTCATAAAGTTAAGATATCTCTCTTCATTAGAATCACCAGGTAAAGATTTCAAACTAATCTTGGCCAATTTTCCTTTTGATTCTTTAATCAATCTATGTTGTTCTTCAGTTATTATTATTTTCATAATTGTTCTTTTTTAAATCTATCAAGTAAAGTTTTAATGTAATTATATGTTTTTGGTTTATATTCATTCTCAAACCAATCAACAAATTCACTCACATTTTCAAATGATTTAGGACAATCAAACTCTTCATCATATATGTTTATTACATATTCTTCTTTGTCCTCAGGTGAATCAATTGGTGCTATATGAATATTTGTTATAGATACTTGTGTTTTCTCATAACCCGCCCAATATGGTGTTGCATCAACACCAACATAATAATAATTTTCCTCATCCTTAAATCTACATTCCCACAATAATACTCCATCAATAAAATATTCAAGATTACAAGTTTTATATTTGTCATCTTTCTTTACCAAATCAGACAACAAATCACTTGCAACAATTTCATTATCATCAGTAAATCTTGAATCTCTGATATCACCTTTTATAGGAAGATTACTCATTTCAGCAAGCTTCAATTTATTGATACCCATCATTTCACTCGCCTCAATAAAACCTTGGTTGTCAATTAGTTGTCTAATCTTAGTTGTGAACTTATCAAATTGTTCTTCAGTTATTATTACCTTCATTTATCCATTCTTTTTCTAACCAATCTTTTAATGTATTCACCATACTTGTCCATTATGTTGGCGGCCATTGTATCGTGATATTCAAATAATTCCATATTAGTATTTGCACCCATTTCATCAGGTATAGTTTCCCATACGACATTACTAATAACCCTTGTAACTAAATAATGAAATGTCGCGGTCTTATCATAAAATCTGTCAATATTTTTAATTACCCTATCAATTGCCTCAGGAATATTAATATATTTAATTCTCCTCCTAAAATAAGGTTTCAATCCATCATAGACATCATCAATCTTATTTAGTTCGTCATATTGAGATTCATTAATTATTATCCTCATCTTCAAGCATTTTAAGTAATTTACCCATTATATAACCACGATATTTCTTTTTAACTCTATCTGTCATTTCATTAACATAATCAAATAATCTTTCATCTTCACTTCCACCCCACTCATCAGGTATTGTACTCCAAACAACATTATGAATTATATCATCGATATGTCCATCAATACCACGAGGACTTTTCTTAAGAACATTCATACGCCCGTGCAAAGCTTCCCTTTGAGAAGGAAAAACTTGCCTAAATCCAATCCTCATATCAATATCGTCCTTTATATCAATATAATCAATCCTCCTACGATAATATGGGTCTAAACCATCATAGATATCATCAATCTTATTAAGTTCCTTATATTGAGATTCTGTAATTATTAACTTCATAACCATATGTTTCCTTCAACATTTATTTTACTTCTTAATTCTTTCTCAGTAGTTTTCTTAGAGAGGGATGAATCCATAATATTCAATACATCACCAACATATTTCAATTTTGGCAAATCCTGAATAAAAGTTTCTCTTAATGATAATGACCCACCAACATATTCCAATTCAGGTAGTTCCTCAGTATCACTTCCTCTTCCTCTAAAATCACCCCCAACATATCTCAATTTTGGAAAATCAATATCCGAGTTCGCAATATTAACATCACCATCAACTTTAATTAATAAAGGAAATTCAAATCTTTTTCTGTTTGACATTTCAAAATCACCTGTAACCTCAACTAAGTATTCACAGAAATCTTTAAGATGTTCGTCATCCTCATATGTTAAACTCAAATCACCAATTACCTTTATACCAACCCAATTCTTAGTGTCCTTGGTCTTGTCAAATAAACTATAAATCTTTGTAATACCACCATCTTGATTCCACATATCTTCAGGTACAGGAAGTAATCTACCCTCACCCTCAATCAATAATCTATATTGTTCTTCTGTTATTATTATTTTCATAAATTAAGATGTCCTCCTACTTGTATTTTTCTTAGTTTCTCTTCATTTTTTTTATCAGCTAAAGGTGTATGTCTCAATGTCAATACACCCTGAACAATTTCTAACTTAGGTAAATCCTTAATAATTGTGTTATAAAGATTCAAATGTAATCCAACAGATTTCAATTCTGGTAATGAATGAATACCTGTTCTTTGTAAATATAAACAACCATCAACCTCTTTCAGTTTCGGTAATTCACTAATACCACTATCTTCCAAACTAACATCACCAGTTACATATTCCAAATTGGGGAATGAAATATTATCAACCTCAGAACCTCTCAAATTACCATCAATAACTTTCAATTTACCGAAATTATTATCAGGATTTTCTTCAGCCAAAATTAAAGTTCCATCAATATAAACAACCTCATTGGTGAAATTATCCAAGTCATCATTATCATCAGCGTCAATCTCATAATAATCCAATTTACCAATAACCTTAATTCCATCAAATCCTTTAACATCTTTTAATTTGTTATAAAGATTTAAGGTCTTAGTTACACCACCTATTGTTTGTAAAAAAGCATTAGGCACATTAAATAATTTACCATCACCCTCACTTTCAATAATCAATCTTAATTGTTCTTCAGTTATTATTAGTTTCATAATAATATATTTCCTCCTACTTGTATTTTATTTCTTAGTTCCTCTCTATTTGTTTTCTTAGCAAAGGGTGTCCCCATCAAGCTCATTGCCTCACCAACATATTTTAATTTTGGTAATTCACTTATCTGTGTTTGCCTCAAATTCAAACCACCTCCAACATATTCTAGTTCGGGTAATGATGTAAGATTACTAACAGATAACGATAAAAACCCCATAACCTTTTTTAATTTTGGTAATAACACTTCACCTGTCAAATGACCTCTAAAACTACCACCAACATATTCCAATTTATTAAAATCGAAATCAAAATCATATTCAGGTAATAAAATATTTCCCTTAACATAAACAATTTCAGGTAATAAACTAAATAAGTGAAAAGTATCGTCAAAGTTCATTATTCTCAAGTTCAAGTCACCCAAAATCTTTATACCAACCCAACCTTTTTTAGATTTAGTTTTATGATATAATGTGAATAGTTTATCAATACCTTCTTCATCCTTTATTAATTCAGTTGGTATAGTAAATAACTTACCACCATTTTCATTCTCAATGATTAATCTATATTGTTCTTCAGTTATTATTAGTTTCATAGATATATTTCTCTTCCAACATTTATTTGTTTCTCCAATTCTTCTTTACTAATCTTCTTAGAGAGGGGAGTAAAAAGTAAAGCCAAATAACCCCCAACCGATGATAACTTTGGTAATGATTTTATTTTGGTTTTTGTTATATTCAAAAAACCACCAACCTCAGTCAATCTTGGTAAAGATTCTATTTTTGTATTTGCCAAATAAAGATTACCACCAACCTTAACCAAATAATCCAAAGTGGTAACATCGGCCTCTCTTTCATATAAATCCAAATCCCCATCAATATAATATCCATCATACTTCCCACCCTTCTTTTTATTAATATGTAAAAACATATCATCCAAAGCTGATGGTTTCAAATTCTCAAATGATGTTAAATCAATAAGATTCTTACCATCTTCATTCTCAATCAGTAATCTATATTGTTCTTCAGTTATTATTAGTTTCATATTCAAATTATATTATCTACATAAATACCATAATGTAATATTAATATACTCACTCACCTCCATTTCCATTCATTTTTCCCCCATCCCTACGGTCGGGGTCAAACCACTCCGTTATGAATGTCATTCCCCTCGTTCATATATTAATACTACATTATATTCATTCACATATAATCCCCCATCTAAAAGACCATATTTTACCAATACTATATTCATTTACATATAATCCCCACCATTATGGTAATCCATTATATAACCCACACAATTCCCCCATACAACACTTTTCTATATGTCTTCGACTCTACATATGGTAAGTGGGGAAATGTCCTCTAAGATAGTAATTTACTATGGTATTTCATAATAGATATTCCATATCATTCCAGGAAATATATTGGTAAATTATATAAGGGGTTTATGAAAGGATTGTTATGGTAATCCATCAAAATATGATACGATTTGATACTTAAAGATACGATTAATTCCATCAAAGATGGGGGTTGAAGTATTCATTTTATAACATATATTAATACTATTCCTAAGACATTACATGTCCCACCCGACTCAAATATATAACTAACATTTTTATCTGGGAAATGTATATAGTAAAAAAAATACCTCTACAGATACCGCCAGACACAAAAAAGTGGGTTTTTAATACGCTGGAATGTATTTATCAGTGGTAAGTTGTGGGAAAAGGTGGGAATTAATTACCATAAAACCCTTCAAAGGGATTGTCCCCTCCACCTGACATAATGACATTTTCAAATTTTTTAACAATTTTAACACATAAACTTATCCACTGACATAGCGTCAGGTACATTTTATAAACAAAGTTATGAACAATTATCTATCCAATATCCCCACCATAATAGAACAAGTAGACAAGGAGTATCATGTTATATACACAATACAAGAAGATACAATGACAATAGTAGGGGGATGTAATTATAAAGAATGGGAACAAAGGTCCAAATACCAAACTGAACCTGTCTATCTGCTGACACAAGTATATATGTTCGAAATCATAGATTATATAAATGAAAAATCCCCACTCAACGAGGGGGATTTAACCAAGCTCCAAATGGAGATAAGAACTGATTCTCTTGCCAAACTAAAAGATTACATATCCTCGTTATCAGGAATACCCATACAAATGTAGTTATTCCAAAACTTGGCAAACAAAGAGGTGGGATATCTCTTGGAAACTTTCTCCCCAAGATAAAAGATAAACCACCATATTAAAACGAGGATGGTCGGTATTACTATTAAGTAAATCATATTAACTATATGTATAACGGTTTATTCTAATCTCAGTAAGATGCGTAATTAATGTGTAATAGTTTCTATAAAAATGTGTAGAGAAGATTGGGGACACCCACTTATTCATATCTTGTCTAACAATATCCTGTACATCTCTATAGTCACTCCTATTACCCCTACCATTCTTAAATAAGGTAATATTACGACCATAACCACTTCTAACACATTCAATCACCTTGATGTTCAAATCAATATACTTATACTCTCCCTTCCAATGTCTACTATCAATCTTCACATTAACATTCACCTTGTAAGTAATGGTCAATCCATATCCCTGACAAGTAAATGTCTTTCCCTTCATAAGTTTCTTTACAATGTTTTCAATCATAGTGGTGGTGTTTGTGATACAACAAAGATAATAAACCATCCCCACACTACAAAACATTTCTAATTAATTCTTTTCCCCTTGCGATACATTACCACAAACGGATTATCATAAGTCCTATTCAATACCTCCATCAACTTCAATGCCTCAGTATAACTATTAACAATGGTTGGGGATATGGTATATCTATATACTTCCCTACCACTCGGTAATAAACAATAGTCCACCTCACATCTATGCGTCCTCAAATACTTACCAAACTTATTCCTGTCTACATAGGATGATGATACAACCTGTACACGATAGGTCATCTCACTCATATTAAGTGAGTCAATTAATTGAATGGTCTTATTGGTGGGGTTGAACATACTCGAACAATCTATTCCCTGAGAATACAATGAACCCCCAACCAACATTAATAATAATGTCTTCTTCATATTGGTTCTTGATTTAAGTGTGAACAACAAAGGTAATATATGGTGCCGGCATTACCAAACATTCCCCCATCTTTATTTTATTATTGTTATCCACATTGTCATCTTGTCAGTGGATAACTATGTTCATATCCCCATCATATACGAGAGCATTACCTATGTCATATTGTCATAGGGTTTCATTTGACATAGGAGGGGCTATCTATTTTATTTGATTGTTTGAAATGGTATGGGTGGGGTTGGTGGCCTATATGGGGGGTGGTATGGGTATATACCCCCCTCCTCCGTATCCCCCCTCCCTATATTTGTCGTATTTTTCGTAAAAAGGGGGGACAATCCCCTAAACAAAGTATATGGGTGAAAAAATATTTATGGAAAAAATTCTGAAAATTGGAAAAATGTCCCTATATTGAAAAAAAAATTTTGGGAAATTGGAAAATTACTCCTATCTTTAAAAAAATCGAATAATATGTGTGGAGTAAAAAAAGTGTGTAGTTCTTGTAAAATTGGGAAGGTACTGGATGATTTTTTCAATGACAAAAAGGGGACATATGGTAAGGCTAGTTATTGTAAACCTTGTACTAGTATTAGAAAGAAAAATGAATATGAAAAAAACAAAGAATCAATATTGCTCAAGCGAAAAGAACGTCACAAAAAAACCTATGTAAAAAAGGAAAAAGGAATTGACAATATAATAGGTATGAGGGTAGGTAGATTAGTTGTTACTGAATTTGTTGAGTCGGTAAAGAACTATGGTGTTAAATGGAAATGTCAATGTGATTGTGGTAATGAGGTGGATGTTTTCAGAAAGGATTTGACAAAAAAACAAAATCCAACAAGGTCTTGTGGATGTTTGGTTAAAGATATTGTTAGTGAAAGAATGTCGGGGTCTAATCATTATAATTGGAAGGGGGGTGAACCAATAGTTAATGGGAAGGGATATCTTGAATATAGACATGGTGAATTCAGAGGGATGCGAGAACATAGGGTTATATATGAACAACACTACGGAATCAAATTATTACCCCACCAAAACATACATCATATAAATGGGATAAGGACTGACAATAGAATTGAGAATTTGGAGTTATGGGATACATCACAACCTGCGGGACAAAGGATAGATGAAAAGATTAATTTTTATTTTAGCCTATTGAAAGAGTATAAAGAACATCCGTTATATAAAGAATTAATTGAGCAACAAATTGCGGAATTATAATTTTCTCGTTATCACTCGTATTCAAATCCCCAACCCATTTTTTGGGAAAAAATCTGATGTGTACAAATATAAGTGAAATTGTAAAAAAAATATTTTTGGAAAAATTTTAGAAATTGTGAAATAGTAATATCTTTGTTGAGATTACTAACAAAAAAAAATACTAAAATGAAAAAATTAAGTCCAAGTCAGCAAGTAAGAATTAAAGCTTGTTATATTCTTATCAAAGGATGTTTAAAAGATTGTATTGAAGCTAGGAATAATGATATTATATTATACGATGCTTTGGTTAGTTCATTAAGGAGTCAGATATTTGATGTTTCTTTTTTTGATACTGGATTAAAATCTGTTGGTGTAATTGAATTGGAGAAAGTGATAAAGGAAATGAAAAAGAATGGGATGATTAGTGAACTTAAAAAGGATGAGTTTAAGATAGTTAAGGAGCATGTTGTTAATAGGGTTGTTATTGTTGTGTTGTTATTGGAATATCTTCAACAAAACCCTGATATGACGATTGAGGAGTTTACTGATTTTTTATATAAGTACAATGTTACGGTGACAGTAACCAAGATGGAACATAATAGTTTGTCGGCAACTACTGGTTATTACATAAAGGATATTACTGATTATGAAAGTAGAAATATCATCATTTATAATTTTGACACTATATTTGAAAACATAAAGATAAATCCTAATCTTATTATTAGGTAAATTAGTTTCCCCATTCATTATAGAGTGGGGTTTTATATTTTCTCGTTTCACTCGTATTCAAATCCCCAGCCCCTTTTTAATTTTGTATATTTATATTAAAATTGATTTATGAAAAGAATTATAAGATTAACAGAGGGTGAATTAATTAAATTGGTAAATAGAATAATTTCTGAGCAGAATGTTGATTTGTATATTGACCAAGCTCCTCCTGGTGTTCCCACCTTTCAAGGTAAGATTGATATGGAAAAGATTGGTAAGGAATTGGGGATGGTTTTTGTCAACAATCAATTATATTATAAGGGTAAGAATGGTGGGGAATTAGAGTTGAAGGTTGGACCTAAGATTGTTGATGATGAGAGTACATATCGTTTGTTTGTTACTAGTCCCACATCTAATGTTGAACTGTCAAAGAAATTAATTAATGGAGTGGGTACGACAATGAATATGGAGAATGGGAAGACATTGGTATGGCAGGGTTATTTTAAGATGCCTGATTTTGATAAATTGAAGATGGAGATTAAATCGATAATGGGGTTATTATAATATAATTTTTCTCCCTTCGGTCGTATTCAATCCCCAACCCCTTTTTTGAAATAAAATATATTTATAAATAAAAAATTATGAAACATTTATTAAACGATTTATCTGGTGAAGAAAAAAATAGAATCTTGGAACAATATAATAATTCCTTGATTGTTGAAACACAAAAATTCAATAAATTATTGAAATCAAGTTTGGGAAATGTAAAACCATTAATGGAAATGGATGGTGATGATGAATTTGAAATGACAAATGATGATGAATCAAGTGAATATCCTACCTATGAACAATTTAAGGATGAAATTGATGATTTCTTTTCTAACTATGGTGATTATATAAATCCTGAAAGATTAAAGCAAGAGGTTGATATGTTATTGGGTTTTATGAATGATGACTTTGAATATATTGGTGAGGGAAATGAGGAAAGGGTGGATGATGATGTTTCATATGAAAAAAAGGGTTCTCCATTGGTAACCATAACTGTGGATGGTGGTGATTTAATCAAGGCATATCTTGATAATGATTATAGATATGACTATGGTGTTAATTCTGTGGAATTGGGGGGTAGATTTTTCTTTGATGAGAATGTATATAATGACTTTATAAATAAAAACTAAAATATGAAAAAAATAATTAGACTAACTGAAAGAGATTTATTAAGTTTGGTTAAACAAACAATAAATGAAATGGAAGAAAACAAAAAAGAATTTCCAAAATCGTATAGAGAATTATATGATGATTTACCCCAAGAATTAAAAGAATTATTATTCAAACAATGGGATGCAAAACAGAATCCAAAATGGCATCCTGAGGGTAATTCATTAAAACATATTTTGGTTGTAATCAAGAGGGCGTATCATCATTATCCTGATGACCCCAATATGATAATGACCGCATTATTTCATGATTTGGGTAAAATGGATACCTATGGAATTAATCCTAAGACAGGAGAACCTACCGCATATGGACATGAAGATAAATCAGAAAAATATGTTGAACAATTTAGAGATTGGGTTGAATCTTATGAAGGAACTGATGTTGATGAAATAAAATATTTGGTTAAAAACCATATGAAGATTAAGCCATCAACTTGGGATGTTATGAAGGATGCAAAAAAAGAACCAATATCTTCTCATCCAGCATTTGATAAGTTGAAAGGTTTTACTGATAAGTTGGATGGTGGAGGTACAAATATATCTGAAGCCAAGATACGAGAAATAATTAGAAGGTTGGTTTAAAATTTAATAATCCCCACTCTTACATAGGTGGGGATTATTATTTGACTGATATATTTATAAATAAAAATTTATGAAAGTTAGAATTACGGAGGAGGAAAAGGTTTTAATCAAATTATTGTATGGTATTTTGAGTGAACAAGAATCAAAACCTGAAATTAAAAAATCATCAGAGAGACAAAAACAATTTTGTCCTTATATTAATAAGGACTCTAAACAAATTGTTGATATTGAAAATATTTACGATTTTTACAAAAAACAACTTAATTTACCATCGATTACAGTTGATACAACTATTTGGAATTATATTAATAATTTAATAAATAAAAGAGCTGAAATGTATTATAAAACAATAAAGAATGATAGAATTTCTTGTGAAATTGCTTTGAATTGTATTAGACCATTGATGAGAACTTATAATTTGATTGTAGTTGACACTTTAAATCAATTGATATATCTGTTTGACCCGAATGGTAATTTTATTGCGAAAGATGTAATTATTTCAGGAAAAAACAAACAACCCACTAACCCTACGGATATAGCAAATGCTATGTTATCTTGGGATGAGTCAGCTATCAAAGCGGGTTTTAAATGGATTAATGGTAAGGGATATGTTGACCAAACAAGTCAGAATAGAAAATACAATCATGATTATGTGTATGATTGGATAGATAGAAATAACAAGAGGTTTACCTCTCCTGGTGTTTATGATATGGGTACGATTACGAGTGACGCATCGTATGCGGGAAAGATAAATAATATAAAACATTTGGTTCAAAATAACAAACAATACACACAAGCAATTCATGGTTATTACCTAGAACAACCACGAACATTAGTATTACAAAAGGCAAAAAAGTTTTTGGGAGATGTTAAAAACCCTGAGGCAAAAAAGGAATTTATAAATGCGGTATCCACTGGTGGTTTAAATTTAGATTTATCATATGGTTGCATAAATTTAACAACAGAATTTTTGAATATTTTACAAAAATATTGGGATAAAGCTAAAGTTTTTGTATTATCAGAATCCAATGAGAACTATTTGGTTGATAATTCTAAAAATTATTTCGATAAAATGTTAAATAGTGAGGTATGCCCATCTCCTCAATCACTTGGGGCTCAAGGTACTAGTAATTTTGTGTAATTACAATAAGAAAATCTTTTGTAGTTAGGTCTTTGTTTATTATCTTTGTATTATGAAAAATACAATTATAATACTTACAACAATTTTGGTGACATCAATATTTCTATTATCGTGTAAACCAACAAATGAAAAGATATCTAAAAATATTAAAAAAACAGATATTAAACCAAAAATTAATATCCTACCTTTAGGTGATGTTTCACCAGAATATTTAAACATCATCAAAAATTCAGTTGAGTCCTTTTACAATTATAAGTGTGAAATAAAACCACGTGTTGAATTAACTGATGATTTACTTTCCAAAAGTAAAAAAAGATATTGTGCAAGTACAATATTAAAAAAATTTGACTCAAATCAAAATCTATTAATTATTACTGAAATTGATATTACAATGAAAAAGGGTATGATTGATGAATGGGGTATTCTTGGTTTGGGATATAGACCTGGAAACACTTGTGTTGTATCAACATTCAGAATGAAAAAAAATGTATCTAAAGAAATTATAAAAGAAAGGGTTGAAAAAGTATGTTTACATGAAATAGGTCATAATTTAGGTTTAGAACATTGTGATTTTGATAATGAATGTTTGATGAATGATGCTAAAGGGACTATCAAACAAATAGATAAAGAAAAAAAATGGTTGTGTAAAAAGTGTTGTCAAATAATAAAAAGACCTTTTTCTTTTAAACACCAAAATAATTAAATATTATCTGATGATTTCCTTGTTTCACTCGTATTGAGTCCCTAACCTTTTTTTTATAGAAGTATATTTATATTAAAAAATTATGGCAAAGAATAAAAGAGTTCCAAGAAACAAAAGACAAAGTAAAAAATCATTTAAGAAAACCTTGAAAAGAATGAATGAGAATAAAGAGGTTTTGAAAAAATGTTTAACAACCCAACAATAAAAGTTGGGTTTTTTATTTAAGATATTTATATATTATGAAAGTAGAAATCACGGATAAACAATTGGAGAAATTCAAAAAACACATTCAAAATTTGATTGATGGTGAATTGGATAATTTGAGAGAAGAATCTCAGGATTGGGGATTGGGTGAGATGGATGAATTGGAGGAGTTGGAATCTGTTAAGAGAATTGAGATTGATAGAATTGTGCCATATACAGGATTAAATGTTTATCTTAATTTTTATGTTAGTGGTAATAGAGAGGATTTTGATAATATTAGAGCAACAATTCAATATTTAATTGGTACACATTTCCCAAATATAAAATTATTTTTCAACGATATAATATATGAAGATTAGAATTAACGAGAATCAATTTGATAGAGTATTACAAAAGTATTTGGATAAATTATTAAATAGATATTCAGGTAAGATATGTCGTTTTGAGGTTGATGGTTATGATGAGGATGATGTGTTTTGGATAATGGCTATAATATCTCAAGATTGGAGGGATGAAAATAATACTGATGATTTTTGGATTGATGTTGTTAGATTAAAAAAAGAAATAAAAGAGGAATTGAAAACAATATTTTCAGGTATTAATTTTCACATCGGTTCTTATGTTGGAAATTGTTAATATATATTGTATATGAGAATTATTATTTCGGAAAGTAAGTTGGAGAAATTAAAACAAACCATATCCAAAAAGGTTATGGAAGATGGTATCTATAATACGGCCAGAATGATGGGTATGGATACAAATCAATTTATTGATAGATTTGGTTTCGAGTTGGAGGATAAAAGAATTACTGATTTAATTGATTTCTATATGGAAAATAAATTTCATAAAGTTTATGACTTCGATAAGAAAATTGGTATGTGTGACCTTTATGAAACCCCAAGTCAATTTCTTATTGTCGTAACTGAGGCAATTAATGAGTTTTGTTATAATAATTTTAATTTTACTTCTCATTATAATATTGATGAAGAAGATATGGAGTTTGAAAATATATTTTATCAAATGGAACATTATCTTATCAAAAATTATGGTGAATTAATTACAAATACATTTATTAAAAATTGTGGGGAATGAAAATTATAATAACTGAAAGTCAATTTGAAGATGCTGTAATAAGATATGTCAAGAAATCATTTAAGAATGAAATTGTTGATGTTTACTTCACAGGCAAGATGCTTGAGATTATTCTTCCTGGTGAGGAAAGTTTCAAAAGAGAAAATGCTATCAAAGTTCAATTACATAATGAATTAAAAAATATTTTCAGTAAGAGTTTCCCAATCCAAGTTCATTTTGAACAAAAGTTTTATGGTAATGTTGAATTTGATGGTGATGATGTCACATTCACAAAGGAATTAGATAATGGTGAAATGTTTGAATTGACAGGAAGTATGCAAGAATTTCACGATGGTAGAGATTATGATTATGAGTTTGAGCCATCGTATATTTCCAACGAAGATTATTACTCAGATAATTGGGATATAATTGAACAATTCATACAAAATAAATTTTATTATAGGTAAATTAAACCCCACCTGAGTAAGAGTGGGTTTTTAATTACAATTTTTGAAGTAATCCACAGAATTTTATTTGTTTTTTTGATATTTATAGTTATATTTGAACTATAAACGATTAAAAAAAATCTTATTATGAAAAATTTAATTCTGTTGTTAGTTTTTTTACTTGGTAGTTATATCTCTTTTGGACAATCCGAGAAAACATTAATTAGGTCTTTTAATGTAAATGTGAATGAGGTTGTATTCCCTTTGGAGTGTAAAAAATCTGTTTTAACTTGGGACAAGACATATGTTAGGGTGGAATTGATGGTTAAAACAAATCTTAGGTATGAAATTTTGGATGTTTTGGCAAAAAATGGTCGATATAATTTTGAAAGTCAGATTAATAATCAAACATTGATTATAACTTTACCAAACCTAAAGGATAAAATAAAAATTGGTGAATTGGAACTGGTTGAAAATTTTGAGATAAAGATTTGGTTACCAAATGAAACAATAGTCAAGGATGGTATATTGAATTTATAATGGGTAATTTTTTTATTTTTATGATATATTTATAGACAATAATAAAATTATAAAAAGTATAAAAATGAAAAGGATTATAACTCTAACTGAATCTGATTTGACAAGATTAATAAAAAAAATAATAGACGAACAAACAACATCTTATCAAGCAGGACAACAACAAGGTCAAAAGGCCGCTCAAGCAACAAAACAAGCTGTAGGTCAGGCGGTAACTGCGGTAAAACAAGGTGCTCAGGTAGCCGGTCAAGCTATATCTAGTGGAGCACAACAAGTAATGAAAGCTGGTAAACAAACTATTGTGACTTTGGGTAACATTACCTTTACAATTGTAATATATGGTGCTGCAGTTATTTGGTTGATTGGTAAAGGTGTTTATAGAATAGCTAAAGCCACATCCGATGCTTTATTAAAATTATTATCATCAACAGGTAAATTAGTTATTGGGGGGGCAACTGAATTAGGTAAGAAATCAGTAGATACTTTAAAAGCTGGTGGTATATTAATTGATAAGGGTGCTCAATATGTAGGACAACAACTTTCTAACCTTAAAGATTCATCAGTAACCTTAGGTAAATGGATTATTGGTCAAGCAAAACAATTTGGTTCCAAGATTTATGCTGCAGTATTAAGTGGAGCATCTAAAATAGGTACAATTGCTAATTTGGTCGGAGATTATCTTAAACAACAATGGTCAACAGTTCAAGCACAGGTTGGTAAAACTTGGGAACAAGCTAAATCTTTAGCTTCAGGTGCTTATCAGACAGCAAAAAAAACAGCCCAAAATGTTGGTTCACAAATTTCGAAAACCGCAAGTGATATTGGTAGTGGTATTTCTAAGGCTGCAGGTAATGTTACTGGATTCTTGGGTGGTTTAATGAGTGAAATGTTTGAAAGGTATTTCAGTTTCGAAGGTGAGACAACATTAGATATACTTTTTGAAGCAAGAAGATTCAACGGAAAATCAATACTTTTATAATTATAAATTTTAAACTATTTATCAGACACATCCCCATCAATAAGGTGGGGATTTTTATTTGTGATATTTATTGTAAAATTCATTTATGAAAATTATAATTACTGAACAACAATACGATAATATTTTACAACAAGTAAATAAAACGATTGGAAATATAACTGACCCATATAAAATGGTGGGGATTCAAAGACCTTCTCAGAAAAAAATAGAAACAACAAAAAAGGTAAAACCAAAAGGTATTGCCAATCCTGAACCACAGAAAATTAGTGGGAAACAATTGATGGATGGTTCTGTTATGAATATAACAAATGATTACAAAAAAATAGTTAGAGAATGGGAGGGTGACGCAGCAAATAGAATTGGTGGGGTAAAACAACCTAAGTTGGTAGGATATCTTGACTCAAGGGGAATACCAACGATTGGATATGGTCATACCGATGGTGTTAGGGTTGGTATGAAAATAACCAAAAAACAAGCTGAAGATTTTTTGGTTCAAGATTCTGGCGATGCTATTGGTTGTATCAGACGAATAATGGATGAATGGAAAAAAAATGATTTAAAAACTTATAAATTAACTCAAGGACAATTTGATGCTATGGTTTCAATGACATTCAATGCTGGATGTACAAGTATGAGAAAATCTAGATTTATACAAGAACTAAAAAAAGGTAATACAAAAAAAGCTGCTGAACTTGTGAAAACTTTTTATATTGGTACAACAGAGGGATTAGCAAATAGAAGAGAACAAGAATACAATTTATTTATATCCTAATAGATGAAAAAGATAATTAAAAAAATATTATTGGAAGAATACAATAACTCAATTCATAACTGGGAACTTCATCATCAACTTAATAAAAATGAATTTAGAATTACAAATAAGTTAAAGTTTGTTAATGAAAACAAGGAAGAAAGATTAAAAAACTTGTTTGATTCTATGATGGAGAAGTATGAAAATCTAATTGAAGTTCAGAGGGAGTATGAAGATTTTAAGACTTATGATATATACCAAGCATATGTTTATTATGTTGACCCTGAAATAGATTGGGAAGACGATGAATATGTGTTTAAAGTATTACCAGTAGACAATTCAGACGATTACAATTTAGAATATCATGCTTGGGAACTTAAGAATGTTTCAGGTGCTTTTGGTAAAGAACTTTTCGAAAAAATGTTGAAAGCTTGGTTTGAAAAAACTTACCAACTCCAAATCAACGCAGTTTATCCAGTTTAACACTTTGTGGCTTTACTTACTTAACTATTATATTTATAATGTAATGGGGTAAAACGAATTGTGGTTTTACAAAAACAAAAAACAAAATGAAAAAGATAATTGCAATCATTTTGTGGTTCTTGTTGGTTTCCTTGGATTCTAATAGTCCACAAAAAATTTCAGTTTCTTCGGAGGTTGAAAAGAAAGTTCACAATGATGTTGTAGCAATACAATTATCAAACAAGGTGAAAATAAATCGAAAACACCCGTATAGTAAATTTTGTGATAATTACCACGAAATTGCAATGTACTATCACTTAGAACATGGTATACCTACAAGTGTTCAATTAGCACAAGCGATAGCTGAAAGTGGGGGTGGGTATTCACCAATTGCAAAGAATGCAAATAATCTATTCGGTATGAAGTATTATAAAGAATTGTACGATGGTGATTATTATGTATCTTTGGGTGGAACAAAATGGAGAAAGTATGAAAGTTTCTCTGAATCATTTGAAGACCATGCTTTATTTCTTAAGAAATATTACAAACACGCTGTTGGTAAAAATTGGAAATATTGGACAAATCATTGTAAAGGTTATGGATTTGGTGAATATTGGAAACACATTGGTATGGTTATAGAAAAATACGAGTTATGGCGTTATGATGAATTGATTATTAAACATCAAATTAATCAAAGTTATGATTTGTTATGTGATTCTTCTCTTAATTTATCTAAATGATGTTTATATAAAAGTATTGTAAGATGGTATGACCCCAGTATTAAAACACAATAAATCTCGAACCACAACATACCTGAATACAACAATACAAATATTGACATATAATAAAGAATACCAAAAAATTGGAATCTTTTTAATGTCATAAGAGGATAGGAACAAGAGAGAAAGAAAAGACCTGCAATAATATTATGTGTTGTTGGGTATAGGTCTAAAGAAAACGCAGTCAGAAGTAATAACAGAATCGAAGGTACCAACCATTTGTCTGTACTAAAGAAGAAGTAACTTGTGGCTGCGTTTATTATTATGAACATTGGTTGAAGTGGTGTTCTCCAATAACTTGATAAAGACCATAATTCACCACATATTGACAAAAGAATAAATGGTTGTATTATTGATAGTATAATAACACTAAGTTTTATATAAAACTCATATTTTTTGATAAAAAACATAAAATACAAAAATGACTGAAGAACAAAAAGCTCAAATTTATGGTAGTTTACTAAATGAACATACCAAATTATTTAATGAAATAAATAGAATAAAAGGTGAAAGTTTGGAGTTGTCTAATCAACAAAAACAAAGAATTAATGATTTGGAACGAAGACAAGTACAAATTATGGAACAGGTTAAAAGATTATTGAGTTAGATATATATTTATATTTAAAAACAATATGTCATACAGAAAAACAAAACTCATACAAGAAAGAAATGTTTTAATTGAAAAAAATAGATTAATGGAACAAGGTGTTGTAACAACAACAACCACTAAAAAGTTGGATAAAAAAACATATGAGAACTTATCGTTATGTTCGAGTGTTAAAAATCCACCTAATCCTACTGAAATTAAAACAGAATTCGGAGTTGTACTACAAGACCCTTCAGGTAAAGTACCTTATTGTCGAAAAGAATAATTTTATACTATACCTGAGGCTTCTTTATCAATGAGAGCTTTTACCTTTTCGTTTGCTTTAGCCCATGCACCACCACCTAATCTTCTGTCTCTATCGTTTTTAGCGATTTTGACTAATTCCTTCTCTGATTTGCCTTCATCAACACCTTTATTAATACTTTTTGCAAAATCTTTGAAGAAACCAGGACCATTCCACGTGGCGTATGAGAAGTGTAATAATAATGGATTACTATTATTTACAATATTTCTTGCTTTTTCAGATAAATAATTTTTTGAATTTTTATCAAACAAACTTTTCATAGTTTTTACTGCTAAATCAAGTAATTGATTTTTAATTTCACCACCCCTATAATTCCAAGTCCATTTTTTACAAAAATTATCCATACCCATCTTTTCTTTTTGGTCATCAATCAACTGAAAGAATTTTTTTCCATCTGAGGATATATCTTCAATCTTACCTGCTTCTCTATCCAATCCGAACATTGTTTCACCTGACCTACTATACATTCCTGTTTTACGAGGATGTTTTGAACCTGGATAACCAGCACATTCAGGATTCCAATAACCGCCTTCAAAATTTTCAATAACCTTTTTTGTTATGTCATAAAAATCGCCTTTACCACTTGATTTATACGGAGTAGTTTTATCATCGATTTCAGTATCTGATTCGGTATCTTTATTATCGGCATCAGGTGAAATTTTACCACTTCTATAATCATCTAGTTTTTTCATTGCGGTTTTAAAAATAATATCTAAAGGATTTATTTCTTGTTCAATTATTTTATACAAACTTTTGATTCTATTTTTCTCATTTTCTGAGATTATCATTCTTCTTGACATAATTTAATATTTTTACACAAAGTTTTTAAAGTCACTAAAAAATTGACTTGGCATATCGGCATGTTTAACATTTCTTCGTACCTCAGGTTGAGTCGACTCTAAGTTTTTTAATCTTTCACCATGTTTTCTAAATTGCCCCGACCAATTTTCTTGTCTTGATATCATTTTGATGTTTGAGGGTAATTCACCATTAAAATTAGAACCAACAAATTGAGTTGCAAAATCAGGTACAACTGGGTCAATTAAACCCACCTTATAACCTTTAGTTGCTGCCTCCCAAGCATTTTTACCACCAGCTGAAAATCCACTTACTGAAGTTATTTTAGCCTTAGGGTCTTGTAATTTAATCTGATTCAAAACATTGTCCAATGAATTTTCAAAATTACTATAAACTACATTTTTGTCTGAAAGTATTTTTGAACCTTTATCAAACATAAACTGAGCACCATATGAACTACTTGGTGAACCACCGAAAACAATTGCATAATTTGATGTATTATTATTTTTATCAACAATGATACCCCCCTTAGACATTTGTTTATCAAATCTTTTTTCTTCTTTTTTTGATGGCATTTTTGGAATCGTGCCAATACCACCTTTATCTGTCACAGGAAAATTGAATTCTATGTGAACAGCGTTATTATTCTTTTCTCTTAGAACCTTTCTTATCCCAGAGTTTGGGGTTTTCATTAATTTTTCTGCGGCACTTGCAAATTGTTCACTATATGGTGCAACATCGATAGCAAATCCAGGTATATGGTTACTTAAAACTTTACCTCTTTTTTTATCTCTATCTTCTAAAAAATCAGCATATTGTTTTTGTGTTAATTCACCTGACATATATTTATCCCAAACATTTACCACATCTTGTCCATACCAAGATGCTATATTTGACCTACTATTTTGTTTATTAACTCTCGCTTGGTCTTCATACGTTCTTAAAGTACTTGTAACTTTCAAATTTGATGTATTTGCTTGAGCAAAAATACTTTTAAGTAACAATTCAGAGGGTGAATTTAATTTTATTGCTGATGGTCCGTAAGTAATTTTAAAAGATTCAGCATTTGGATGTACAAAAAATTCTCCAGGTTCGAAACTTGATACTAATGAAGAATCATATTCACTACTATCGGATGTTGAATCAGATGTTGTCATATCTTCAGGGTCAATTTCACCTCTTCTAAATTTTTCTAATTTATCTAATGCTGTACTAAAAATAATGTCTAAAGGAGATTTTCCTTGTTCATTAATTTTGTATAGACCTTTTATATGTTTTTTTTCTTCTTCAGAAATGACAATTTTTTTCACAACACTTTTTTAAATAAATATCAATAATTCATTGTTTATTTTAATTATAATAAATGATATTTATAGATATGAAAGTCAAAATTGTATTTAAAGACGATAAAAAAAAGACCACACATAAGTTGTATTTGGAGTTTATTAAATTCATTCAAAAGAATTACCCTTTAAAATACGACTTGACTATTGAATTACTTGGTGAAAGGGAAGGTGTAATGACTACTGGGTCTAGGAACACCAATCATACCTTGAAAGTATTAACATCAGGTAGGATGAATCGAGATATATTGAGAACATTAGCTCATGAATGGATTCATGAATATCAAATGACAATTTTGGGAAGAGAAAGAGGACCTGACATTGGTGGAATTAATGAGGATGAGGCTAACGCATATTCAGCAAGATTAATAAAGTTGTTTGAGAAAGAGTTCCCAAATGATGAAAAGTATATGTATGAATAAAAAAAAGGTATTTCCTAAGAAATACCCATAACTTCCAAATCAAAGATTAATTTTTTTCCTGCAAGAGGATGGTTAGCATCCAAAGTTACTGAATCATCAGTCACTTCAATTACTTTTACAATAATCGGTCCATTAGGTGTGTTTCCTTGGAGGGTTTCACCAACTTGTATTGTTTCAGGTACTTGACTCTTGGATACTATTGTAATCATTTCTGATTGATAATTGCCATAGGCATTCTCAGGTTCAATTTCGATTGTTTTTGTCTCACCAACTACCATATCAATTAAACCATCCTCAAAACCTGAAATGAGTTGACCTTGACCTAATGTTGATGTTAATGGTTCACGTCCCTCATTAAGTGAAGAATCAAAGATTGTCCCATCTTCCAATCTTCCTGTATAATTGACTATAACGGTGTCACCTACTTGAATTTTTTTCATTTTAAATTGTAATGTTTTATTGAATGAATAATAATCACATTAATTTAAAATGTCAAATCAAAAGATATTTGTAGCATAAAATTTTTATCATAAAATCCCAAATACTTCCAAGATTCTTCAAATAGATAATTTAAACCTGTTTCACCTATGTCTTCATACAACTTAACATCTCCGATTTTTAACTTACAACTAATCACGTGAATTTTATTATTTGTACTGAATATAATGTTAGTTATTTCTACATCACTACCTATACCATAAAGAAGCTCTAAATCCTTTTTGAAAACTTTATTCAATAAAATCCATAATCCTTTCTTCATTTGATTAAAATAAGTAAATTTGTTATAATCATCAATATTTATATAAATATGAAAAGAATAGTACTTACAGAAGAAGAAAAAGAGGATATACTTGCCAAATACACAGAAGCTGACGATAAAGTTTTAGTTTATTTGAGGAGAAATTTTCCAGTCAATGAAGTTCCAACAGAATTTCAGGAATACTTTGGTAAATATAGGATTTTAGTTGATGACAAGTCAGTTCCTGTAAGAGGTAACTTTAAAAAGTTGATTGATAAAATTGATAATTTACTTGTTGATGTATTTGCGGATGTGGACGACAAAAAAAGAAGACAAACAATAAAAAAATATGTAAAATATTTTGAGGATTAGATTATAAAACTTATCTTTGTCTGAGAAATATTTGTTCACCCAATAAAATAAATCGAAATGACAAAGCACGAGTTACTAAATCAATACACTTGGGTTATGAAAGTTCTTGATTCTTGTCAGAACGAAGAACAAGTGAGAACAACTGAAAGATTGTTCGAGTTGTATGTCAAAAAATGGAACAAAGAATTAACTGACAAACAGATGGGGCAACTTAGTTCCAATTTCGAAAAAGAAAAAAAAGGTAAACTTTCTAAAACACGAAAAAAGAAAGGGAACTTTCTTTCAAACATTTCACAATTTTTCTTATTTTAATCAAAACAAAAATTTATGGCTTACGGATATACTTGGTATGATGAATTGCGAATATTCCTATTCAAAGATTTACCTAACTTTTTAAAAAACATTTGGAGATTTAGAAAAGCCCTATGGAATCATCACTGGTGGGATTATAATGGGACTTTGAGGTTCATTGAGATATCTACTGAACATATGGCTAAAAACCTCAAGGTGAAAGGAAATGAGGTAGAAAAACCACGATTCAAGAAAGTTGATAAAATGAACAGAGTTGTTGAAATCCTAAAGAATATCCGTGAGGACAGATACTTTGACATCGTTGAAAAAGAATTGGGTAGAGGTTACAATACCAGTAAAATCGAATTTGTTCCTTGTGAGGATAAACCTGATTATTTTGAACTAGTTGACTATGATTCTGATGAAGAAAAAGAATTCAACAACAAATATTTCAATAGGGTTACTGAGCTTGAAAATGAAGAATGGAATGAATTGTGGGAAATATTGAAGGGACAAGACTACGATAAGTTCGACAAGGAAAAAGATTGGGATGACCAATTTGATGGTTCTGGTATGAGAGGTTGGTGGGATTAAATTTTCTAAAACTTTTTTTTTGAGTATATATAATTTATTTATAAACATATAATATTAGTAAGTATGAAAAATTTAATTTTATTTTTCTTGTTCGTTTTTACATCCCAAAATATTAATTCTCAATCAAGAATACCTAATTCTGAACCAACATGGGATTCATTAGAATTAGAAGGACTCAAAGAAATTGGTTTTTATTTTAATAAAACTGATTTAATTGATAGTAGAATAGACACTTTGGATTCTAACATAAAACAAATACGTACACTCGATGATGATAGAATAATTGAGGAACAAAATAATTTAATTACTTTTTATGAATATGAAAATCTATTGGTGCTTAATAGTAATTCTGATATCGAAAAAAAATTTTTATTTTTAACCTTTTTGTATGAAGAGGGAACTCCTTATCATAGCTCAAGACATTTTTTATCGGATAAAGGTGAAAGAATCGTAATAGAATATAAATCAAAGAACTCATCAGAAAAAAAGATGTTTTTTGTGTCTATATATTATAGTCAAAAGAATGATTATTTAGTAACACACTTCGATTAAATAAAAAAAAACGAACTTAGTTTAAGTTCGTTTTTTTTATAATAATTATCCTTTTTTTTTATTTACCACCAGAACCTTTTACACAATTTACAAAAGCCCCAACTTTAGCTAAAGCAACAGCCATATCTTTATCCTCTTCTTTGTTGCCAAAATTAACAGAAGTTACACATGCAAATGCTGTCTTATTTGCTTTTAATGTTTCTGTACCAAATTGTACATTAGGGTTACTTTTTATGTAACTTTCAAGAGCACTACAATTTTGAATAAGCAAATCTCTATATGGTTTCTTTTGGCCTTCTTTGAAATTAGGACCTAAGTTCATCATACCCTCTAAATGAGATTGTAATGGTTCCATACAACTTGTTGCTTGTTCACTGATTACTCTTTTTACTAATTTAACTAAATCACTTTCAGTTAATCTTACAGTTCTTCTCATAATTTATTTTTTAATTTTTTTTATTTTCTATTATTTTATAATAAATATGTTTATCTTGTAAAAAAAAACGATGAGATTATGAGAACAAGTATTTTATTCCTTTCATTTTTGGTTTCCACATCTATTTTTTGTCAAGTTACAATGATGGTAGGTGATTTAACATTACCATCTAAATCAATTGACACAATTTCTGATGTTACTAATGGTATCATAAGAACTAACAAATTGTACATTGCTGAAGGTAATGATGTTAATAAAAACAAACATTACTTCGATGGTGATGATATTATGTTTGTTGATGCCCAAAAATATGTAACTGAGGTTAATTCTGTTTTTTCAATTGACAATCATTCAAAACCTAGTTTCATTTCTTTCAATACCACAAGATTAAAAATTGACTTGAATCAAAAGGTAAATTATTCTTTGAATTACATTCCTTTTTCTATTTTCTACGTTGATAGTATTGTTGAGTACAAAACAAAGTATGATTTTAGAGTGGAGTTGATTTACAATGGTAGATTAGTTGAGTCTGTTGAAGTTCACTTTGATAGAATAACTGATAAAAGTTACACATTAGCTATGACTTGGTTCAATTCACTATCCTCAGAAGAAAAGATGAATATCAATAGTAATGACAAGGATGATGTATTAGCCGCTTGGATTGATAGAACATTTATGAGTTACTTATCTAAATCACTTCCAAACAAAGACTATTGTAAAACTCTAATCAAGAATGAAAAGTTTTCATTTAACTACACTAATAAGGTTTACTACACAGACTTCCAAGACAAGGAATGGTAAAAAAAAACACTACGTAAGTAGTGTTTTTATATTTTAAGCAAGTTCTACACCTCCAGGATTTGGTGAATAAACCACAACAACAAGTTTACTTATTTTAGGATTTAGTTTGTTCATTCCCCCAATACCGCCTTTATCAATTTCGTTTTTAATTCTTGGACTCGCCTTAAACAATGATTCTAAAGAAGGTATAAAAATGTTATTCTGTTTTATTCCATTTTTTACAAATTCCAAATATTGTTGTCCAATCATATCACGGAATGTTTCATATTTAGAATCCAATTGGTCATCACCTGTATCATCAACTTGTAATGTTAGATACACTTGCATTTTATCACCAAAGTAAGCTTGACCATATTTTTCAACGTTAGAAAATTTACCTAAATCAAGTCCTTGAACACCCTTTTTTTCAAACTCAGTCTTGAAGTTTCCGAATGCTTTTCTGAAACTTTCTACAGCTCTCATAATATTATTTAATTCATCTCTAGTCATAGATGGTACTGAATTAACAAATGTCATAACGTTGTTTGGGTTCAGATTTCCTGACAAACCTAATCCTGAAGAAAGGTCACCAATCAATTTATTAAACTCATTACTAATTGTGTAAAAAGTAGGTCCTACATTTGGTTCGTCAACTGGTCTCCCTTGGTCTAAAGGTTGTCCATTTATTGTTAGTTTTCCTGCAAGACTATTTAGGTTCATAGTCAAAACGGAGTTCAAATAAGACTTCAGACTTTCTGATTCATCTTTAATAAAAAAATGAACACCATTTTCAATACCTGCAACATTGATAGGTTGTTTGGTAATTTGAGGTGATGGTATGTTACCAAGGGTTCTATCGAAGGTTATTGTTGCACTTTGTACATCTGGTCTTATTGGAAATAGACCTTTGAAAGAATATGGGACACTATTTTTAAGGTAATTTCCTGCTTTGTTTTCATCACTTACTTGTTCTGAGATTACTCTCTTAACAATTTTGTATAAATCATTTTCTGTTAATCTAATAATTGTTTTCATTTTTGTATTTTTTATTCATAAATATCTTTATATTTGTATTAAAATAAAGACAATACAACAATTATGAAAATAACATTTATATCTGACACACACAACAAACACAAGTTTGTTACTGATGATTTACCTGGTGGTGATTTGTTAATCCATGCTGGTGATATATCTTCTATGGGTTATGAACACGAAATTCGTGAGTTCTGTAAATGGTACAATAGTTTGGACAATTACACTCACAAAGTATTCATTGCGGGTAACCACGATTGGGGATTCCAAATCAATACTGAGAAAGTAAAAGAAATCTTGGACTTCTATAGTGACATAACATATATAGAAGATAATGAAGTATTGGTGGGTGAAAAACTTGTAAGTGTTTATGGTAGTCCTTGGCAACCTGAGTTTTATAATTGGGCATTCAATCTTCCAAGGAATGGTTATGAGTTAAAAGAAAAGTGGGGTAACATTCCAAATAATACAGACATATTAATTACTCACGGACCTGCTTATGGTTATGTTGATAAAGTAATTGGTAGACCTGAAAATCTTGGTTGTGAATTATTGACTGATAGAATCAAAGAAATTAAACCAAAGATTCATGTGTGTGGACACATTCACACAGGATATGGTTACACATTTGATGGTGACACTCACTACATTAATGCCGCAGTATTAAATGAAAGTTATAATTACCATCACAAACCACTTACAATCGAATGGAATCCTGAGACAAACGAAATTGAGTTCTTATAATAAAAAACCCCACCTAAAAAGTGGGGTTTAATTTTTTTAAGCTAAAAGTAATTTTTCGAATCTTTTGAACTCGTGTTTTCTGTGGTCTAAACCATTGAATCCACCATTTACTCTTCTACTTACTTCTGTTACAACATCTTCACCAGTACCACGGTCGCAAACAGACCAAAGATTGTTACTATTGAAAAAGAATGCTGCGGAAGTTAAAGGGTATTTCGTTGCAACTAAGTCTGGATTTGTTACTAAATCTTCACCTAAAAACTCACCAAATTTTTTGAAGTTGTCTTTTCCTGTCAACTGTATAAAACCTGCTCCACGATATTTCCAACCTTCTTTAGTTGTTTCATCACCATTACCCAATCTACTTCCATAAACACGAGATGCAATTTTCTCAGGTTTATAAGCGTAAGATTCAGCTAAGTTACCAGGAAAATACTTTGGAAAAATTTTCATCAAACCATCCTTTGAGTAATTAAGATTCTCATTAACAGCTTTGAAGTTACCTGATTCTGTTGAACATTGTGCTAAAAAGTGTGTCAATCTCAAATTCGTGATAATACCGAACTTTTCACCATTGGCATTAATTTCATTGATTACTGAATCAGGAATTTGTCCTTTAAGTTTGTCCAATTTTAATGTCTCTTTTTCGACTTTTGGAAGAGATACCCCCATTTTCTCAAGTGTTGCAGGACCTGCAATACCATCAGCAACTAAACCATTTTTAGTTTGCCATTCTTTAAGTGCTTTGTCAGTACCAGGACCGAATGCACCATCGGCAGTAACGCCTAATTTTGTTTGGAGTTGTTTAACTAATTCTCCTTGTGAACCGATTTTTAACATAGTTTTATAGTTTTTTTTATAAATACCAATTAACTAGGTTCAGTTAGTATTTATATAAAAAAAAGTTATCAATTATGTCAATCAAGGTTAAAATTTCTATTTACTTTTCAGTTTTAATTATGTCAATTTTCTTTATAATGAAGATGATTTCATTATTTTTTATAAATGACGCACTACAATTAATCAAAATAATTGAATTATCTTGTTTTATTGTTTTTTTACCATTCTTTTCAATCTTGGTAAAAGAATATACTAATAAATTAAAACATAATATAAAATTAACACAATACTCCAAAAAACTTAACAAAGTTCTTATATCACAATCACACAATTCATTATTTTATCAAGGAAATGTAAAGGATGGGGCAAAAACTTTAACAAAGGAAGTAACAGAATCAATTGATGCTGATAGATGTTCAATTTGGTTATATAATTCAGATAAAACCTCAATTATCTGTCAACAACTTTATATTAAAAAAGAAGATGAATGGTATAGTGGGGCGGAAATGTATAAAAAAGATTTTATCGCCTATTTTGAACACTTAGAAATCAATCCGATTATTATTGCAAACAATGCTGAAACTCATACCGCAACATATTGTTTTGTTGAAGGGTATTTGAAACCCCTTGGTATTAAATCTATGTTGGATGTTCCAATTATGTACAGAGGCGATGTAATTGGTGTTGTGTGTATTGAGAGTAAAACATTAAGGGAATGGATTGGATTAGAAGTTAACTTTGCTCAAATGTTATCATCACTATATTCTTTTGCTTATTCGGTTAAAGAAAGTAATATTTTGAGAGGTAATTTACAAGAGTTCGAAAAGTTTGTTGATACATCTGTTTTGGTTTCTAAAGCGGACAATAAAGGTAGAATAACATATGTAAATAAAAAGTTTGAGGAAGTATCTGGATGGTCTTTAGATGAAGTAAGAGGAAAAGACCATAGTATTGTTAATTCGGGTAAACATCCCAAGGAGTTTTGGGCTAATATGTACAAAGATGTTGTCGTTGAGAAAAAGATTTGGAATGAGATTGTTACAAATAGGGATAAAAATGGTAACTTATATTGGGTTGATTCATATATAAAAGGTGATTTTGATGAAAATGGTAAGTTTTTGGGGTATATGTCAATCAGATATGATGTAACAGAAGTCAAGAAAAAAGAAATTGATATAAAAAATAGGATGAATGCTATTAATACATCGAATATGGTTATTGAGTTTGATTTGGATGGTAAAATTATGTTTGCTAATAGTTTATTCTGTGAAAAAATGGGTTATGAAGAAAAAGAATTAAAAGGTAAACATCATAAGATTTTTGTTTCAAAGGAATATTCAAAATCTCCTGAATATAAAGAGTTTTGGAAATTGTTAAAAAGTGGAGAATATGTTACTGATGAGTTTTTAAGGTTTACTAAAGATAAAAACAAAGTTTGGATTCAAGCTTCATATAATCCTGTATTTGATATAGATGGTAAAGTACAAAGAGTAATGAAAATTGCAACAGATATAACTGATAGAATTACACAATCAATAGAAATTGAGAAAAAGAACACTTATTTAGAACACGCAGCAAAGATTCTAAGACACGATATGCACTCAGGTATTAACACATACATACCTAGGGGAG